GAGGCCATCCACGGCTACTACATCGGCTATAAGTTCCAACTTGCCTACAATGAATCAACTCCGGAGCGCCAAGAAGAACTGAAGCAGTACACCTATGACTTACTTTTTGAGTTATATGAAAACGAAGTTAAATATACTGCTGACCTCTATGACGAAAAAGGTCTTACCGAGGACGTTAAGAAATTTTTGCACTACAATGCAAACAAAGCACTAATGAATCTAGGATTTGACCCACTGTTTCCTAAAGAAGTAACTAACGTAAATCCAGCAATTATGGCTGCACTTTCACCCGGGGGGGACGAGAACCACGACTTCTTCTCTGGTTCTGGGTCCAGCTACGTAATTGGAAAGCACGAATCTCTTACGGACGATGACTGGGACTTCTAAGTATCTAGTATTATTTACTGGTTAAGGAGAGTGTATGAAAGAGCTTAAGCACTTACACCTAATGGTAAGAGCAGAAATTACCCGTCCAATCCAAACAGAAGAAGAAGCAAAAACTTGGATGAGGAACTTGGTAGGGTTTATTGATATGAAAATTGCTGCAGGTCCTATCTCTAAGTATGTAGATATGCCAGGAAACGAAGGAGTAACTGCAGCAATTTCTGTAGAGACGTCTCATATTGCATTTCACATATGGGAGAAGCGGGACCCGATGATAATTCAGTTTGATTTGTATACCTGTGGTGAATTGGACCACTTAAAAGTTATAAATCATTTGACTGAAACTTTTGGCATTACAAAAATTCAATGGCAATATTTAGACAGAGAAAAAGAGTTTAAACTTTTAGATTCATCAAATTAGGATAAAGTTATGCCAACCTATCTTTATGTTTGCGAACGCGGCCACGAGTATGAAGAAACAAGAAAAATGTCAGAAAATCCTCTTCGCACAACTTGCGCAAAGCCTGACTGTTCGACTAAACTAACACGTAAATTTAGTGCTCCGTCTATTACGTTTAAAGGGACGGGGTTTAACGCAAATAGAGGATAGCTGAATGGCACAAAAGAATCGTCTTACTAGAAGCATTACCGTTCCGCTTTTTGTCTTAAAAGACGATCCGGCTTGTGCTCAGACTGACCCAGAAATATTTTTTCCAATGGACATAGATATGGGGTTTGGCATGGTTACTGCCAAATACCAAAATTTAGATGCTGCCAAAAAAGTTTGTCAAGAATGTCCGCTAATTCGTGAATGCTTAGAGTATGCCCTTAAAAACAATGAATTAGGGGTTTGGGGCGGAACAACTGAGCACGAACGAAAACTAATTAGAAAACGTAATTACCGTAAATATCCAGCAAAACACCGAGGGCCTAGCATCAGGTAAACTAGAAGTACCTAGGGAGAGAGGTGAGTTACGTAACCCACAAACCTAGGAGAAACCATGGGGATATTCGCTGAAGTATTCCGTAGAACCGCTGCATTAATTATCCTCCGCATTAGCGGAACTTTTGCTGGTGGTTCTATTGCCGGAGTTGAGCTCTGGCAGTCTGCAGCTGTGGCTGCATTCATCGGCGTAATGGACGTGGCAGAGAACCTGTCTCGTGCTTATATGCTAGATGGAAAGCTGGATATTGATGAAATCAATACAGCTTTTGGTGGTCAGGCTTACCCAGACCAAGACCCTGACGCTGAGGCAGCAGTTTCTGAGAACGAAAACAAGTCTGCTTAATAAATAAAATAACAGTCCCTACTAAGCTATTGCTGGTAGGGACTATTATTTTTCTGTGGAAAAATTAAAAGTAGGATTTACTGCGTCGGCATTTGACCTTTTGCACGCTGGGCATATTTTAATGTTGCAAGAAGCTAAATCAGTTTGCGATTATTTAATAATTGCTCTTCAAACTAATCCTAATCTTGATAGGCCAAGTAAGCGTAAACCAATGCAGTCAATCATTGAGCGGCAAATACAACTAAAAGCTGTTTCCTATGTAGATGAAATTATTGTTTACGAAACTGAAAAAGACTTGTTAGACCTATTAAAAGCTCTGCCAATTGACATTAGAATAATAGGGGAAGACTACAAAGAAAAAGACTTTACTGGTAAAGAGTACTGTTTGTCTAATAATATAGAAATATACTACAATAAGCGATCTCATGATTTTTCTTCAACCGAACTTATAGACAGAATTAAAAACAGATAAATGAAGATAAACAAATTACACGATGAAATATGGGAAATAGAAAATTTTTTGTCAAAAACTGAACTGTCTGTTTTGCTGTCAATAGCCAAAAATTCTCCTGAAAATTTTTGGTATCAAGAAGATTCCCCCGAGTATTGGAGGGGAAAAATTTTAATGATAGAAGTTGCTTTATCGAATAGCTCGATGGATGGCGAGTTTATGAAAAAATTAAATACAAAAATTTTTAATCTTTTTATGAATGCCTGGGAAGTTTTGTCAGTGTCTAGCATCATAAGATATAGACTTGGGGAGGGAAAGGGTATCCATAGGGACAATGATGGGGAAAAAGACGTAAATAATGTTTATGGGTTGGTTTTCTATTTAAACGATGATTATGAGGGTGGAGAAATATGTTATCCAAGTCTAAATTATTCTATAAAACCAAAGAAAAACTCTGTATTGATACACTATGCTGGTCTTGAACATGGTGTTAATAATGTTATTAGTGGCACTAGATACGTATTGACTTCATTTGTTAAAGGTGACTCAGGTACCACTGTTAAGGAGAAATAAATGCTATCGGACCAGTTTGTCCTAGACATGCTTAAAAATAAAAAGAACGGCTACTACGTTGAGCTGGGAGCAGCTGACCCAATTCAAGGAAGTAACACTTATAAACTAGAAACTGAATTTGATTGGAAGGGGGTTAGTTTTGATTTAGATGAGGCTCATTCCAATAGATTTAACGAAATTAGAAAGAATCCTTGTTTAGCCGAGGATGCTATTACTTTTAACTATGAAAAGTATTTTGAGGAAAATAACTTTCCCAAAAGAATTGACTACCTCCAGGTAGACGTCGATACTGGATACACCCCGGGTGGAAGACCTATGGGCAACCCTGGGTCTAATTTACTTGGGCTTATTGCACTACCGCTGAATAAGTATCGATTCTCTGTAATTACCTTTGAACATGACGCCCTTATTCACTATAAATTAAACTCTATTAGAGACGCCCAGCGGGAAATTTTGGACGCTCTTGGCTATTCTTTAGTTAAAAGGATTACTTGGGAAGATTGGTGGGTAGACCCCGAGGTTGTTCCTTATTTGGAGTATAGAGAAAACCTAGAAATAAACGCTCCCTAATACTTGCAAAATTTTGTAGTTTCTGGTAGCTTTTAGGCTATGAATAAAAGTCTACTTAAATTAGCAATTTTTGGATTGTCGCTATCTTTACTTGCTGAGCCATCTTTTGCCGTGGCGGCAGTTAAGAAAAAAGAAACTATTTTTAGAATTATGGGCGCTCAGTCGGGGGCTACCTGGGGGTTGGATAGAATTGACGGCTCTAAGGACGGAACCTACTCCTACTTAAATTCTGGAGATAATGTTCAAATATATGTAGTGGATACCGGTGTTGATTCAAACCACCCGGACCTGTCGGGAAGGGTCTTAGATGGTTTTGACGCATATAACAAAAACCTAGATCAGACTGACTGCAATGGTCACGGTACCCACGTGGCGGCTGTGGCCTCTGGTCAGACATTTGGAGTGGCTAAAAGCTCCAAAATAGTTCCGGTTAGAGTTCTTGATTGTGACGGTAGGGGCACTACTTCTACCTTACTTTCTGGAATTAACTGGATACTTAGTAATCACAGTGGGGGTATCGGAATTGTAAATATGAGTCTCGGTGGGCCTAGAAATGAGGAAGTAAATTTAGCAGTCTCTAGGTTAATAACTAAGGGTCTTGTAGTTATAGCGGCTGCTGGCAACTCTAACGTTGACGCCTGCACTTTCTCCCCCGCTAGTGCTCCTGGTGCTATAGCAGTGGGTGCGACAGATATAAACGATGTAAGAGCCTCTTTCTCTAACTGGGGTTCCTGCGTTGATATATTTGCTCCTGGTGTTGGCATTAATTCTGCCAACTCAAGTAACTACTCTATTTCAGTTCGTAGGAGCGGGACGTCTCAGTCTGCCCCATTTGTAGCCGGCGCTGTAGCAACATATGTTTATAGCGGTTTAATTAAACCAAATGACATATTAGGCTCTACTGCTTCTGCTATATATTCACTTTCAGAAAAGGGAGCAGTTGCTGACGCTAAATCAGTAAATAGCAACATATTGAATGTCGAGAGGGCCTCTTCAATAGTTACCCCCATTGAATCGCCACCTCCAGTAGAGCAGCAGCCGCCGGCCCAAGAAACTCCTCCATCTTTAGCTGGAATATCCGTCATGCAGCAGGCTCTAGGCTCATCGTTTGGTCTACTACAGTGGCCATCTGTAGCTGGGGCCTCTGGATATAAAATCTATAAAACTGGCTCTTTGCGTCCAACGTGGAGGCAGTATGCAACTACAAAAACTGCTACCCAAAAGAACATCGTAGATAAGCCTGGAGAAACAGCAATCTATAAAATAGTTGCAATAGTAAATGGAAATGAAGTTGAAATAGGAAGCATTACGTACAATCCAAGAAATTAAGGTACTAAATATAGCAGATTGGACACCTTGATTTTACTGGATAATGTACATAACGTTGTGTGCATAAACGTCATACAAACTTAGACCTAAGATTGTATGGAAAATACCTAAATGTAGTATAGTTTTAGAAAATGTCCACTAATTGTTGGGGATGTAGTCTCTAAAAAAGAAAATGAAGTTTACTCGACGGCCTTTAGTTATTGGACGCACTCCATGTAGGTTTTCAGCGTTTCCTCGGAACATAATTACGTCGCCTGCTTCTAGCTTGACTTGAAGGTTGTGGTGCTCGAAGTAAAGCTCGCCGCCCTCGTAGTCGCTGTTAAGCATCACAATACCTGAATAGTGCTTTTCGAAGTCTGGCTTTCCAGTGTAGTAATCTCCGTCGTCGTTGTGGGCCGGATTTTCTGTACCAGTCTCCATAATGTTTCCGAAAAAGCGCTTCATATCAAACTCATGCTCAATATCGAAGTGGTCTAAGAAATAGTTTTTAGCTCTGGTGAATACTTTCTTGATTGGCTGTAAAAACTCGATGCTATCATCTTCCCACTGGGCGTATGAAGGAGCAAGCAGCCGGTACCCTGGACGAAAGTTATCAGTAACTGCATATTTGTCAATCCACTTAACGTATGCTTCGCACTGCTCGGGGGTTAAAGCATTTTTAATTAAGTGATAGGGTAAGTTATTATTAGTCATGAAATTATTCTACTCTAAAGATTTCTAGCTAAAAAGGAAAGTCTGTGGAAAATAGTAAAGAGTTTGAAAGCTTTGATTCTTCTCTTTATTCAATACTACTACAATTTGCTGAAGAGTCAAATTTAGCTAATCATTTGGCTCACGGCTTTCGTGATACACCAGATATATTTGGTGGTCATCAAGACATTGATGGACTTCTTGGATTTTTTATTAATGAAACAGCCGAACTTTCTATAAATGACAATAAATCAGGAATTTTCAGCGATACTTTTAACGGAAGTGAAAATTTTGGTGACAATGTCACTGACTACACTAAGGGCATTAACAGTTTAGGTTTTAGGTCTCCAGAATTTGTAAATAATCCAGAAGCTATACTTTCTGGATGCTCGGTTAGCTATGGAGTTGGAATACCAGCTGATGCCACGTGGATTGAGATTTTAAGTAAAAAGCTAAAACTAAAATCACACGTAGCTCTTGCAAAACCCGGAGTTTCCACCCAAAAAATTGTATTTACAATCATAAAATACATATTTAAATATGGAAAACCAAAAAAAATATTTGTTCTATTTCCAGATTTTTATAGGCTACCTACGATTGTTGACACTAAAAATATTACGGAAAGACAAGACAAAGCTGGCAGTGGCACGTACCCTGCAGATTTGCATTTAGTTAGAGATAAAAAAGATTTAAAAAAATATTCAAAAAAGCCCCATCTTTTAAAAGAAGTATTAATACCGGAAATGGGATTTAAATCTGCAATAGAATCTATTTATTTTTTAGAGGTATTTTGTAGAGAAGCAGAGATAGAGTTGATATGGTCTACTTGGGACGCTCAGGCGGCTGCCGTAGCTAGTTTAATTAATTTCTCTACAGGAAATGAAACTTTTCCTAATTTTTCTTTTGATGTATATAAATCATTTTATTATGCTGCACTTAAAGAGCACGTTGAAGATGTCAGCTGTAAACCGGAATTGTATAAAAAATATGGAAGTCAGTATTTAAGAGCTACGGATAAAGGCAAATATCACGGTGTTCATGTTCATTCACACGTAGCTGACGAATTTTTTAAAGAAACAAAAAAGAGGAAAGCAAAAAATTAAAATATTAGGAATAAACGAAACTACCCATGATGCAGCAATATGTCTGGTCAAGGACGGAGAGGTTTTATTTGCCGGGCACGCCGAGCGATACAGCAAAGAAAAGAATGATTGGTTTACCAACAATAAACTAATATCGGATGCCCTTAGTTATGGTGTCCCGGACAAGATTGCGTACTACGAAGACTACTGGCTAAAAAAGCTAAGAATTGCTAGGCATGGTGGATTTGGTGGCGGAAAGCCTTACTACAAGTCGAGTCCGCTGCTTAAAGGCATTCCGGTAAAGAGCTTTAAGCACCACCACTCGCACGCGGCGGCTGGGTATTACACATCCAACATGACAGACGCCCTTATTGTTGTTCTAGACGCTATAGGAGAATTCCAAACTTCCACTGTGTGGGTGGGAGAAGGCGATAAAATTTCCCTGATTTGGGAGCAAAAATATCCAGTTAGTTTTGGTCTTTTCTATTCTGCCTTTACAGATTTGATTGGCCTTAAAGCAAATGAAGAAGAATATATCATGATGGGGATGGCAGCGTATGGTGATGCTTCTCGCTATTACGAAAAAGTTAGGCAGTACTTTCCGGCGTTTGACCGTCAAAAGTATAATTTTCACTCAGGAATTACTGATTGGAAAGATTTACTAGAAGGTCAAAGCAGATTTGATTTAGCGGCCGCAGTACAAAAAGTATTTGAAGAACGGCTCCTAGAGCTAATGGGATTTGCAAAATCAATTACTAGAAAAAAGAATTTAGTGTTTATGGGAGGGTGTGCTTTAAATAGCAAAGCCAACACCCTGCTGTGGAGCATGTTTAAAGATGTTTGGATTATGCCAAATCCTGGAGACGCTGGTTCTGCGCTGGGGGCTGCTGCAGCTCTATATGGTAAGCATTTGAATTGGCAGGGCCCCTACCTTGGACACGATTTGGGCGGTGAGTATCCAGTAGACAAAATAGTAAACGCCCTTATTGTTGACAAGATAGCGCCAGTAGCATCGGGTAGGGCCGAGTATGGTCCGAGGGCATTGGGTAATCGAAGTATCTTGGCTGACCCGAGAGATCCGAACATTAAAGACAAGGTTAATCTAATCAAGAAACGAGAGCTATTTAGGCCGTTTGCTCCGGTAGTTATGGAGGAGCACGCTAGCGAGTGGTTTGATATGAGGTATGCATCGCCATATATGCAATACACCCCAAAATGTCTAAAACCTGACCTAATACCTAGTGTTGTGCACGCCGATGGGACTGCTCGGGTTCAAACTGTCAATGTTTGGCAACATCCCGGGCTTTATGGGGTTTTGGCCAAGTTTTATTCGCTTACCGGAGTCCCTGTCTTGCTAAACACTAGTTTAAATATTAAAGGTCAACCAATACTAAATGACGAAATAGATGTAAAATTATGGGAACAGCACTACAAAAAAGGAATTATTAGATGATTGTTTTTTACTACATAGAAAAAGCTTATAGAGCTGTAAAGAATTTTTTATTCAAAAAAAAAAAAAAAAAAGGAAACGATTCATCTACTGATGAACCTGACTATATTTACTAGAGGATAGAATGACAAATAAATATGAAATTGTTAGGTCTTTGCTCACTGAGTTAGAGGCTCAGAGAGTTGCTGATTATCTATATAACTTTATAAACCGTGGTGTTGATGAGGACAACACAAAAACACACGTAATGCACAATAGGCCAGATACCTGGGACCCTTGGGGCTATATTGAAAAAGCTGCTTTGGTATCTGATGATTATTTTAGGGCTAGATGCAAAACTGGAATGCTCGAGCCTACTAGATACTTTGCAAGGCGTCACGAAGAAGGCAAAGAAATTTCTCCATTTGTAGAAAAGGCTACTGGAAAAGATGCCGAAGTGCACGATGTTTACAGGAAAATTGCTGTGTTGATTCTAAACAATGATTGCATTGGTGGAAAAACTACCTTTCCTGAATATAAAGATGTTTTAGATTTAAAGCCAGGCGACCTTCTTATGTATGAAGTGGGCGAAGAAAATATTACTGGCATGACAAAAATTGAGGCTGGCTCAAGAACTGAAGTTGTTATTTGGTATTCAGAGATGGTTATGAAGACTAGATTTGATGAGTTTGACATGCCGCCCATGGAAAATGATTCGGAAAGATTTTAATTAAAAGACAGCTAAAACTTTTTTGCTAGAACGGTAAAAAAGCCAAAATTCATAACTCTATTAGCTAAGTCTTGCTCGGCTTTAGTTGTCAGCTGTTTGTCTAGCTTTGCCCAGTTCTCTTTACCAGATATTGGCTTATAGTCATTTACTGAGGTGGAAATAATCGAATAGCCAATAGATTCAAGTAGGTTTTTAATCTCCACAAATGAGTGCTGGGTCTCATATGGATTAAATACTTGGTCATAGAAAATAGACTCTAAAACTGTTTTATCCGCTGAGTAAGACCCGTACTTAAATTTAAAGAACTCGCGCTTTAACTGTTTGAGAGACAGCTTCTCTTTTAGCTCGTTGAAGTGACTTAAAAATGGTCTCCTACTTGTGTGATAGAGCCCGAGAACTAAATAACCATTCTCTTTTAAAAATGCTGATAGATGCCTTATGGCCATGTGGCAGCTTCTTGTGTGGTGGAGCACCCCATAAGAAATAATGGCATCAAACTTAATAGAAGTTTTAAATTCAAAAATGTCTGTGTTGTAGAAAATTGATGACAGTCCCAATTTATTGGAAACCTTGTTTGCAAACTCTACGGCCCTCTTGTTTAGGTCTATGCCAAAGCCTTCGACTTTGTGGTAGTGGTTCAATCCATTTAGCAGCCAACCGGTACCAGAGCCCGCCTCTAGAACAAAAGACTTGTTGGTTAGTGGTAACTTTTGCAGGATTGGAACGAAGTTGACTGGGTCATCAGCTAGTAAAGTCTTTACTTCTTTTCGGACGCTCTTGTGCTGATTAAAGGGTATCTTGTCGTAAAACTCTTTAATGCTTAGCATTTATCTTCCTACTAGCGTTTTATCTAATCCTATAGTATGGATGAGTGGATATGCCAGACGCCCCTATTGAAAAAGCTCTGCTTTATGCCAGAGTGTCAACGCAGATGCAGGTTGACGATGGTGTGTCGTTGGGAGCGCAGGAGAGACAGCTAATTCAGGCGGCGCAGCTGTATGGCTTTACTGAGTGGGAAGTCATGCTGGAAGAGGGGCGCTCTGGTAAGAATGTCTCTGGCCGACCAAAGTTAATAGACGCCCTCCATCAGTTAGACGCCGGAAAAGCGCAGGCACTGATTGTGACGAGGATTGATAGGTTGGCTAGGTCAACCAAGGACTTTCTGGATATCGTGGACAGGGCTGGTCGTAATGGCTGGCGATTGATTATGCTGGACCTAAATCTTGACACATCTACATATCAGGGTAGATTTGTGGTTACTATTATGTCTGCCCTAGCCGAGATGGAGCGAGGCATTATTGCCGAGCGAGCCAAGGACATCCATAAAGACCGCCGGGAGCGCGGAGTGGTCTGGGGTAAGGATATGGGCCCAAAGCAGGTCATTTCGCCAGCTGTAGCCGAGCAAATTAAGCTCAAGCGGACCCTGGGCCACTCGTACCAGGCAATAGCTGATAGCCTTAATCAGCAAGGGATTCCGTCTGCCCGAGGGGGTAGTTGGTATGCTTCTAGCGTGAAAAACATAGTAGACGCCACTATTGTCGAGGTAGAAAATGCAGACTCCGAAGAAAGTTAAAATCGGTGGACAGACTTTCTACATTGAAGAACGTAGCGTAAAAAAAGACGGAACCCTAAACGATAACTCTTATGGCTATACATTAGATCAGGGCAACTTGATAGTAATAGACGCCAATATTGCATTCACTAAAAAACAACAAACGCTGCTACACGAGATTATTCACGCTATTGGCATGGTGTATGGTAGTGGGCAGAGTCAGCCGGGAAGTAAAGATAACTATGAAGTGTGGGAACATCACTTTATTGGAATCTGGGAAGCTCCCATGTTATCATTCATAAAAGACAACCCGGGGGTTGTCGCTTGGATGCAATTAGAAGAGGAACCTAATGGGGAGAAAAAGGAAAGCGGTAGAGCCGCGAATACCTCGGCCAAACGCTGAGTGGGAATATAAAACTGAAATCCAGGTTCACGGTCGCAACATTTCTCCCGGAACCGAACTTAAAATTATTGGCGAACGCGGTCGTTATCGATTTATTCGCTTTGTTAAAAACGTCAATAACGCGGAATGGATTGACGTCTGGGGGGGCCCTAAGGGGGCTGAACAATGGCGTAGCTTTAAGTTAGACAAAATTAAGCGTGTGCACTACAAAAATCAAACCGTAGGAAATCTTGCTGCAGAACACAAAGCAAAAATAAAAGCTAAAAAAGCTGAACTAGAAGATAATGATTAACAAATTTAATGACGCCCGAAAAAAGTATTTTAGTGACGTAGAAACAATACTTTCAAGCTCTATCTTTTTAGATGATAGATTTTTAGAAGAGGCTTCTTCTATAGAAATAGAAAAAAACTATGTCACCCCTGAGTTGCATAACTATGGAGATAAAGTAAATAAATACTTACTAAATTCTTATGGTCATAGGTCTATAGAGTTTAAAAATGTTCCACTTATAACTGCTGGTTGCTCTATGACGTTTGGTGTGGGGGTTCCGTATGATGGAATATGGTCAACAATTTTGGCAGATAACTTAAAAATGAATCACGTGAACTTGGCAATACCTGGCTGGTCTATAGAAGCTATAGTGGATAATTTGTTTAAGTATTTTTACAAATATGGAAATCCGGAAAAACTTGCTGTATTGTTTCCTGATTACAACAGAACAGTGCTCACTTCATATAAAGGATTTTCTGAAGTACAGCCTCATGATGTTGAAGAGCCGAAAGTTAAAATTATTAAAGCAATTTTGATGGATGAGTCAGCAAATGAAAAAGTTAGATACTCCAAAAAACCACACAATTTATTAAACTTTTTAACGCCTGAATACGCTCTATATAAATCTTTAACTGCTATAAATAGATTAGTTATTTACTGTAAAAACTCTAATATTAATTTTGCTTGGAGTACTTGGGATTATGAAACAGACGCCCTATTAAAAATATGTAGAGAAGTGTGGAATCAACAAATTTGGGATGGGTACGTTTCTGTAGATTTAGGAAACGATTTGCACTCTCGTGGGTGCCATGAGGAGTATTCAAAAAAATACAAAGAAAACTTTTATGATGGACTAGACAAAAGTTCTTTAAATTTAACTTCTCACCCTGGGGTCCACCAGCACATTCACTATGCCGATGAGTTAACTAGAAAGCTAAAAAATTAAAGTGAATAACAATGGCATCTGCGTTATAACTGCTACTGATGAAGATTACTTCATTCCAACTGAAATCATGCTTAGAAGCCTAGATTTCAACTATAAAAATAAAAATAAACTAGATGTTTATGTTTTAGTAAATAAAGAGCTTTCTTTGAAGAAGTTTAAAACGGTTTATAAAAATTTAAACGTTAATTTAATAAACGCCCCTAAGTTTGAATCAGAAGAAACTTTAAGTGTTGCTCACAGAATTTACCATCTTAGAGGGAAATCAAGACTTAATATATCTTCAATGTATAGATTTTTTATGGCTGACATAATTAAAAATTATGATAAAGCTGTCTACATAGATTCAGATTGTTTAGTGGTAAGAGACATTTCTCCTCTTCTAGGCTATAACCTAAGAACTCCACTCGCTGCGTTCCCAGAAATTCAATTAGAACTTGCAGATAATTTAGAATTTAAAGACTATTCTCACTTTAATTCGGGAGTTATGGTTGTTGATTTGTTGTATTGGAGAAACCACGGGGTGGGCAAGACTTTAGTAGAAACTGCTAAAACTTTTGATAGCTGGGCATATGGCTATGATCAGGACATATTAAACGCTGTGTTTAAAGAAAATTGGAGCCCTATTCCAGCCTCTTTTAACTATTTAATCAACATATATAAAAATCTTGAAGTAACTGACCCATTAATAGTACACTGGGCTGGTAAAACAAAACCATGGCTGTCTAACTGTCCAGACACTAAATGGAAGGCAATGTGGAATCACTACAAGGCGCAAGGCCCCACTACAACGTAGTTATAGCTACTCCAGGCAAGGAGCTGCACCAGGGCTATGTAAATAGTCTGGTGGATACTTTGCGATGGCTGGGAGAGCGGGGGCTCACGTATAAGTGGCTAAATAAATCTGGGTCTTTAATATCTACAACCAGAGAGCTAACAGCGCTAGATGCTTATAATCCAAACTGGGAAACGCGGGAGCTTGGTAGTGGACAATTTACTTATGACAAAGTCATTTGGATTGATTCTGACATTAGCTGGGACATCGAGCAGTTCAAGGCGCTATGGGAGCATGAGTTAGACATTGTTGGCGGAATGTATCAAACCGCTCCAGATGGTCGGGTGGCTGTTGCAATGTTCGACGGAGCTGGTCAACCAACCGTTGTGCGAGAGCAAGACTTCATTTTGGTAGACGCCCCTATTGTTGAAGTATTCGGAATCGGATTCGGATTTGTGGCAATGAAGAGTGGTGTGTTTGAAAAGTGTGATAGGCCGTGGTTCTTGATGGAGAGAATTAGGTGGCAACACTTGGATTTTGATTTGAATATTGGCGAGGACTATTCATTCTGTATGAATGCCAGAAGGAATGGGTTCACTGTGTATCTGGACACTAGAATTAAAGTTAAGCACCACAAGGAGATTATCTATGAACTCCGATAAGAGTGTGACTGTTATAACTCCCACCATTGGGTCGGCGGATTTAGTAGACGCCATTATTAGCGTAAAAAATCAAGACTACGATGGACCTATCGACCACTTAGTGGTTGTTGATGGGCAGCAATTTGCTCCAGAAGTGGAGAGAATTATTGAAAAATCTGGGGTTAACCCAACTGTACTGGTGCTCCCATATAACACTGGAAGTGATGGTTGGAACGGTCACAGAATTTATGCATCCATTCCGTCGCTCGTCAATACTAAATATGTTGCTTTTCTAGACCAAGATAATTGGTATAAACCAAATCACGTTTCTAGTTTAGTAGAAATACTAGAAAAAAATGACAATATAGAATTAGCATTTTCATTAAGGTCTATTTACGAAAAAGATAAAACTTACGTTACAGATGACAACTGCGAGTCTTTGGGGCTTTGGCCTGTCTGGAATTCTGGAAATTCTAATTTCTTAATAGACACAAATTCTTTCCTATTTAAGACAGACTTTATCCAAAAAACTGGCTCTAGTTGGCTGAAGAAATACAATGCTGACGCCTACTATACAAAGTTTTTAAGAGCTAATTTTCTAAATAAATACGCTACCAGTGGGCTTTATACTTCTTGTTATAGATTAGACGGAAATAAAAATTCTGTAAAAAAAGAGTTTTTTCTTCTTGGAAATTTCTTTTTTAGCAATGTCTATAAAAATAAAAACTTTCCTTGGGCAAACATAAAAGAAAGCAAACAACGGCAATGAGTAAGTTAGGTAAGTTTGAGCGCTCAGAGCACATAGGAGCGCTATCTGAAGAATTGTTTGATAGTAATGCTGACGACCACGCTAAAGAGGCTATGCTTTCAATTTTTGGTTTTTACTCTGCTTATTACTTAAAAGGTCCAAATGACGAATACCACAGGGAGAATTGGCGTCAGCAAAAAGATGTTTTTAATAAATATTCATGGAATTCTTTTGGATATAGAGATGAAGAATTTGTTGGTCCGGTAGAAATAATTGCTGCAGGGTGCTCTATGACAATGGGTCAGGGAGTTCCGGTGGAGGCAAGATGGTCAAATCAATTAGCTAAAAAACTTAATATGACAGTAGCAACTACTGCAGTGGCTGGTTGGTCAACTCAAACCGCAATAAATGCTGTAATGCACTACATACTTACTTTTGGTAAACCAAAAATTGTAGCGCTACTCATTCCAGATTTTTTTAGATATGATTTACTTTTAAACACCGCCGTGTTTCAGCCCAAATGGATAACAGACAATAAAGAAACAAATATAACCAGAAGAACGGTTGAAGTGTCTGGTTCTGCTAGAGATTTGTCAAAGTTTTCTAAACGCCCTCACGACTCTAGCGAAGTAATTCCGTCTGAATTTTCCTATTTTTCTAATGGCCAAGCTTTAAGATTTTTCATTGAATATTGTAAAGAAGCTAAAATTTCTTTAATTTGGGGGACCTGGGACATGTCAACACACGAAGCTATTGACCATGCCTCTAAAGTTAAAGTTATGAAAGAAATGTCAATACAAGCCCCTAAAATAGATTTTTCTGGTTATATCGATATAAAATATTTTCACAACTACGGAGGGCACGTAGACCCCTCTGCAAAACTTAAAGAGCTTAATTGTCACTCTAATTTAAAGCAAAAATATGAAAAATATTTTGATTTGGGGACAGATACTGACTACCACATGGGTGTACATCTTCATGCTCATGTTGCTGATAAATTTTATGAAAAGCTGAAACTTAATAATTATGAAAAATAATGTAATTTTTTACTGCAAAGATGCGGCAGAAAAGTTTCTTGAAGACTCTTCTGTAGATTTATTTATTGGACACCCCCCCTACTATATGACAGAGTTAGAGCTAAATGGCGGTGACCCATCTAAGCAAATGCAAAATGCAGAAAATTTAAACGAATATTTAGACAGACTATTGTTGTCATTTTTGCACATGGAGGCTGCTTTAAAAGAAGATGGTCATATGTTTATCGCTTTACAGAATACTAGCTTTGGGCTTGGAATTTTGCCAAAAATATTTGACAAAACTAAACTTCAGCTTCAAAGCATAAGAATTTGGGACTACTCTTCTGATTTTAAAGTTGAGGGGAATCACACTGTTTTATTCGCCCATCTAACAAAAAATCCTTGGGGAGCGGGAGATAACCCTCAAGGTCCATTTGTTCTTACAAATTCATGGCTAGAAGCTACCGAAGAGCTTAGAAGCTACCACACAGATCGAGCAACTGTTGGTGCTGCCCCCGAGGGAGTGTATAGAGAAATGATAAAAAATTATTCTGAGCCTGGTGACGTTGTTGCAGATATTTTTGCTGGGTGTGGAACTGTCGGAGTAGTTGCTCTTCAATTGGGCAGAAAGTTTATCTATAATGATGTATCTGAAGACAAATTACTTGTTTCTGAGGAAAGAATTAAAGACGTTTTAAATTCTACGGGACTTAGCTCAGCTGGTTAGAGCAGCGAACTCATAATTCGCCGGTCGTCGGTTCAAGTCCGACAGTCTCGACCCCCGTGTACTCCAATGGCAGAGAGAGCCGACTTAAAATCGGTACAGTATCGGTTCGAGTCCGATGGCGGGGACTCAAGTAAACTTGTCTCTGAAAGATAGGGCAAAATTGATATCACGTAGTTTTAACAGGTTAGAAGTTGACCTATCTTCTATGAAGATTCGAAAAAGCTCGGAGCAAAAAGATAAATTAGAAAAAGAAGTAAATTTCTACAAATACGCCCCGAGTGACATTAAAAACCTAATGCCTTCTCTGTATGGGCACTCTGAAGACTATTCTTGGTATGAGATTGAATATATTGATGCTCCAACTCTTGGCAGAGAGTACATATTAAATTCAATTCCCCTCAAGACCTGGGAGCTAATTTTTAGCTATTTAAATAGGTTTCTTGTCAAATATATAGACCACAGTGTTGAAAGTGGTCCTGGGCAGTTATATGACGTTTTAATCAATAAGGCAATCAATAGGTCCAATCAAATCGAAGACCGGGTTCTTAAGTCAATATTCTTCGATGGCTGCACAATTAACGGAAAGCCTTATCCACCACTAAACAGCTTGTTAAAGACTAAATCTGAAATTCTTTATAAAGTCCCTTTAACTGTTGGGCTGCTGCATGGAGATCTTTGCTTCTCCAATATTCTGTACGGAGATGGTGGAAAGATAATTAAATTTATAGACCCTCGTGGAGGGTTCACTGAGCCTGCTATCGATGGGCCAACCGTTTATGACATAGCCAAAATTGCTCAGAGTGTTGTTGGTGGCTACGAGCAGCTTCTCTATAAGCGCTATTCGCTAATTCTTAAAGAAGATAACTACCTAATGGTGTTAGAAAAGCCAATCAACTATGAGCGAGTTCTGCCAATCTACGAAGAGTTTATAGGGCAGTTCGGGGTCTCTGTGGCAGACTCTTATGTGTTGGCCGGGCTAATGCTGGCGGGAACTCCGCTACTTCATATGGAGGATTCAGATAGGGCAAAGGCACTGGCATTACAATCAGTCTTGTTACTGTCGGGAGATGTTCAATGGAAGTAATCATTCCACTAGCTGGGCTGGGGACCAGACTTAGCGAACGCTATTCTGAACCAAAACCATTTATAAAGCTAGGTAGGAAAACCCTGCTAGAGATTTCTATGCTAGGTCTACCAGAAGCAAATGGATATGTTTTTGTATGTCGCCAAGAAAACTTTAGTCAGCTTTCTGACCTTGTGCAGCAGATGCCAAGCTTAGCTGGAAAGAACTGTCGAATCTCTGTGGTGCCGGGTGCAACGGGTGGCCAAGCAGAAACAGTTATGGCTGGGCTAAAACTTGTCAAAGCAAACGCCCCTATTGTTATCAGCAACTGCGACACCTTCTTTTCCAAAGACTTCGTTGTTCCAAAGGGGGTCGATGGAGCGATAGGAACTTTTGAATCCGACAGTCCTGCTTATTCTTATGTAGCCGTCAAAGATGGTCTAGTAACTAGGGCGGTTGAAAAAGAAGTTATATCTAATAGAGCAACCTCCGGTCTGTATTACTTTTCAAGTAAAGACCTATATTTGGAGGCTTATCAAAGAACCAATTGGTCAGTTTTCAAAGAAAAGTATGTCGCTCCGATGTATAACTGCTTGTCCGCCTACGGGCTAAAAGTAAAAGAAATTCCAATGGAAAGGGTAATTCCACTTGGCACAGAGGCAGAAATCGACTATGCTCTAGAAAGTCAAAACTTACTAGAGCTAATCGGATGAGCATAGAACTAAACAAAATTTACAACGAAAACTGCTTAGAAACCATGAGCAGGATGGAAGACGAATTTGTCGACCTAGTGGTTACGTCGCCTCCCTATGATAACTTGCGCACGTACGAAGGCTACTCTTTTGACTTTGAGGCAATAGCCAAAGAACTGCACCGAGTTGTAAAGAAAGATGGCGTTGTCGTTTGGGTTGTGGGAGACGCCACTATTGATGGGTCAGAAACCGGAACATCATTTAAACAGGCGCTATATTTTATTGAGCTGGGCTTTAAGCTGCACGACACGATGATTTATGAAAAGAACAGTCCTGCTTATCCAGCACGTAGAGGTGGTAACCGCTACACCCAAATATTTGAGTACATGTTTGTTTTTACTAAAGGAAAGCCCGCTAGCAGATTAATTTGCGATAAGCCAAACAAGTGGGCTGGGTATAAAGACTTTTCTGGAAAGTTGAAAAATCCAGTGCCAGAATTTTCACCTAGAAACAATATCTGGAAATACGTGACAAGTTTTAACGGAGTAAAGCACCCTGCGCCATTTCCAGAAGAACTGGCCAAGGACCACATACTTTCTTGGAGTGACGAAGGTGGAGTTGTTTACGACCCTTTCATGGGAAGTGGTACCACTGGCAAGATGGCAAAACTTAATGGACGCCACTACGTTGGTTCAGAAGTAAGCGACGCCTACACTGAGATAGCCATAAAGAGGATTGATGGTCAGTAAAAAAAGGTCCTGGGCTAAATCGCTGACTTGGCGGGTTATAGCTATCGTCAGCACCTTTGCCATCGGGTACGTGCTGACTGGCAGTTTGGCATTTGCTGCCTCCTTGACACTAATCTCTAACGTGATTAACTTTGTCTTGTACTACCTGCATGAGCGGGTCTGGCTAAAAATTAAATGGGGCAAAGAGTAGTGGCTAAAGACAAAAAGATAGACGCCCCTATTGTTGAAGACGCCGACGAACGGACAGCAATGTTTGGGTGGTGTTTGACAGGACACCATGATGGGTGTATCGTGAGGATTCCTAGGTACAAGTGTGCCTGCAAATGTCACAAGGAGGCAAAAGATGGCATTAACTAGAAGTGGAGTCAGTTGGGCGTCAGTAATGATGACAGATGGCATAGTATACGAAGGAATTGTTAGTGAAGAGACTTCCTATGGAATATACCTTCACATAGGTGGAAATTCGGACAGATTGTCTATGTTTCCCTGGCACGCTGTGAGCAGAGTCGTTTATAAACTTCCGTTATAAGATTTTAGTATGTCCATCACAATAACTGAGCAATTTATTAGTGAAGATGATTGCAAGAGGTATTTAAGCTTTTTAGAGCCTAAAGCTACGCTAACCGAGCGAACCGGCATTATGAATGCCTTAGGCTATCCGTCTTCTTTATTTGCCTCAAAAATTGGCAAAGAAACTGGTGTAATTCCAGGCGAGCAAAGTGAAATTAACTTTGAAATTGGCGAATTATTTGAAAAAATAAAAGCTAAAGCCGAAGATGTTTTTGGTAGAGAAATTGATTTGTGTAATGCAAACTATCAAATGCTACCAAAAGGTAGCTCAAACCCCATGCACTCAGACACCACAAAAGACGATGGCAGTCCACTGGCTAAAGATGGGTCTCCCGAGGAAGTTGAGTGGAGCGGTCTTTTATATTTAAATACGACTGGAAAAGATTTTGAGGGAGGAACTCTATACTTTGAAAAACAAGATTTAGAGTACTTTCCAAAAGCCGGAGACTTAGTGTTGTTTCGTGGAGATATGGAACACAGACACGAAGTTAGAACAGTGCTGGAGGGCGAAAGAAAGAATCTGGTCTTCTTCTGGGCAAACCGCGGAAATGTTTCCGATGGTAATAGATTTGACGTAGATTATACTTAACTAGAAAAATTTTTTAGGAGAACTAATTGGCTACAAGTGTTTGTGTACTTGGATATGGGCAACTTGCTCAGGCGTTAGTTAAAAAACTAAAATTGTTTAGTAACTATGGAAACAATTTTAGAGTTCACTGCGTACATGTGCGGGACTCAAACTCAGATAAATATAGCCAACTTTCAACCGTAATTAAGCACAGTGAAACAAACTGGCTCAGAGTTTTGCTGGATGGTACGGAAAACACAGAAAATTGCACCCCTCTCGGTCATGATACTGATTGGCTCCTAAATTCTGATGGCCATAACATAGTTGTTGATTGCATGTCTTATAACGAAGACGCAGTTAAATTACTTTTTAAAATGTTAAGAAAAGAAAAAAATTTTCGATACATAATTTCAGGATTAAAAATAGCTGAGGGGCACGGTGGGGACCTTCAAACTGTGGCAAATACTCATGGGGGAGTTTTTAATTTTGAGCCGGCATATGAAACGGGCATAGACAAAGTAGTCGATAAAATATATGAAGATATTATAAATCAGTATGAAATCGAAATGAGAAGAGCTAAAAAAGAGGAAGAAGAAAAGCTAAGACTATCTGGTCAGCCCTGTGGATTAGAAGATACCTTTTCCTGGGAAGAACTAAAATAGTGCACTTTGAAGAGAATGAGTTTTATAGAGATTTATTTGTAAAAAAGGATTTCAGTGAATACCATGGCGAAGAGCCTTTTTTAGATTATAAATTTATTCAAGAAGACCCTGGCCGTAAATATAAAGTAAATATGTATGGCTTTAGATGTGGTCCATTTAATAAAAATGCTGACTTTCTTTTTGCAGGATGCTCTGTCACCTATGGGAATGGGATAGCCGAAGAAAATGTTTGGGGAAACGTTTTAAGTAGTAAACTTAAAAAAAATTCGTTTCCTATTGCGCTGAGCGGTGTTTCTATTTCTTGGATAGTTGACCAATTGTTTGTGTTTTTTGGTCAATATGGTAATCCTAATATGGTTCTTTGTTTCTTTCCTGATGCTTACAGAATAAATCTTCCTATAGACGGAAAACACTATAGAAACAAAAGTCGAAAGCAAAATAAGTTAATGGGTGGTATTTCTTATTTTTCTCACGCTCATTTAGATTCTCCTAGGGGAAAAATTTCTAACGAATATTTAAAAATGCCGTATGACTATGAAAAAGCTATTTCTCCTTACCTTGCAATAAATGACAATATTAGAAGTATTAGGCGGTTAGAGCAGTATTGCAATTCTGTAGGAATAAAACTATTATGGTCCTCCTGGGAAGAAGAATTTTTGAATACTGCAAAATCTATTCAAAAAATAGAAGAGCTTAAGTTTGACAATTATTTCGACATTAGGGAATATGGTCACGTAGTTTCTGCAAAGTTATTTGAGGGGCGCAGGAAAAATATATTTTTTAATACTATTAAAGAAATGGAAACCTGTAGAAATATTCACATTCATGAAGAATGTTCATGCTATTTAGATTGCCACAGTGAATTTAGAGAAAAAATAGGGGAAGAATTTGACTATGGAACAGATAACAAAAACAGGCTGACCGCCTCTCACCCGGGAGCTCACTATCACCTACATTGCGCCGAAGCATTTGAAAGAAGAATAAAAGAGCTTGGTTGGTCAATCTAGAGCCATTTTGTGCTAGGCTGTGAGTATGGCAATAAACGATTTTGAGTATGTAGAAGACCCTACTGGCTTTAGGGGTTCGACCTTTTCCACTTTTCAAGACGGCGATATGGAAGTCTTTGAGGTAAGTATTGCCAAGGCCATTCTTAAGAAGCAAGAGGCCCTAAAAGCAATAGACGCCCTTACTGATGCAGCAGGCGAATCCTGGTTTGAACTGGGGGAAAAGCTGGCTGAAAAAAGGTTTATGGGGGTACTTGACAATCTGGAGGCTAAGTTGGTAGACTCCGAGGAAGATGCCAAGATGGTTATCGGAATCATTCGAGAAATGGTCAAAAGTGCCAAAGAAGAAGACGACGGAGCCAGAGCCTAAACCTCTGGTTATAAAGCGGGTTTTTAAGCCCGAACGTTGTGCTAGTCACAAATTCATTACAGAAGTTGATGGGCGCGTCGACATGCTGTCTTCTAAAGAAGTTACTGACGATTCTATTTGTTTTAACTGCGGACTTTACTTTTCGACTTGGTCTTGGTATTCTGAAAAAATAAATGACAGCTTCTGGAAGGGAGTAGACAATGAAGCAGGACAAACGATTAACTTTGTGGCTCAAACAGTTGGAGCAGTTGAAGACAAAGTTACACGAAACTGGGGAGAGCAGCTCCTCGAAAAATTACGAGAGAGAAGAAAGACAAATGGAAAACAACGATTTTAGCTATACAACTGACCAGATGGCAGAAATTTATGCAAAGTTAGAAGTAGCAAGAATGCTAACCAAGATGGGCAGCGATATGGCTAAGCAGGTTGAAACTGACATTAAATTCTTTAAGATGACTAACGGAGACACCGCATCAAACGATGAGTAAAAAACTTGAATTAAATTCTAAACAGCTTCAAAATTTTTGGGCAAAAGTAGCTAAAGCTGGTGAAAACGAGTGTTGGCTGTGGACCGGAGCTACAAACAGTAAAAACTACGGGTCTTTTGCAATAAACAGTTCTGGAGTTTCGGCACACAAAATTGCATGGGCTTTAGAATACAATGATGGAATTTTATCAGACTCTAATAATCACATCATGCACTCGTGTGATGTTCGTAATTGCGTAAACCCTAAGCACCTATCCATTGGTACTGCGAAAGACAACGTGAAAGACGCTATTACTAAAGGACGAATGGTAGTTAGAGTTCCTAGCAAAGATGAACTATGTAAAAATGGCCACCCCCGGAATGAGGAAAATACCCACCCAAAATACAACACCTGTATTTTGTGCATGAGAAAATCAAATGCTGAGTCTAAGCGCAGAGAGCGCGAACGTGATAGGGAAGCCTATAATAAATATCACCGCGAGTACTATCAAAAAGTTGGATACAAGCCAAAAGGAACAAAGTAGTGCAAGACATTATGTACAAAACATTTGGTTCTGCGTGGGCTTACTACGTTGCATTTGGAATCCTGTTTGTTTGGTGGCTAATAGAAAGGACTGCCAGAAAGAAGAAAGATGATTAAGTACTACTGGAAAAAGATTGATTGGAACGTAGTAACGGTAGTTATATTGATTGGTATGGTTCCTGCTATGCTAATTATTGGGGCTTTGTTTTTCCCACTATTTACTTCTTACTACGGAGAATAAATGTCTGACTTCACTGCTGCGGAATACCAAGACGCCTTCAATGATTGGTATGAAGACTATGAGATTGGCGAGTTTATAGAGTACTCGGAAGAGAACTGGGAAAAAGTTCAGAAGATGGACCCGCACTATATTTGGACTCACCACTCTACCTGTGAAGATGAGAAGGTAACTGCGGGAGCTACGCTATACAGTAACAGCTGCTGCTGGGGAACGTTTGGTTGGTACGTGGCAAAAGAGCCTTGGGTGGGGGACCCGGAGACTTATTATGAAAGCTACAAATCCAGTGCATATCTTCCTTGCGAAACTTGCAATCCAGATGGAGAGGGAGATGATGAAGACTTTGATAAAGAGTGTGAATATTGTGCTGGTGAAGGCTGGATTAACCACTACTTTGATTAAAAATAAAAATGAGTTTTGAGAGATTTGGTAGCTCGGATGTTTACATCTTTGAGCACGTCGGCGGCTACATTGAGTGCTGCGGTTGCTCTTTAATTAGGGGTGAAGATGAGAATGATTGGTTTGTAAAGCTAAGCACCCCCAGAGATGCACTAAATCATTTGGATGCGCATGAGGCTGCTGGAGACGACATTGGCGGAGCTAGGCAAAGAATCGAAAAAGAATATGAAGATTTATATGCCACCATTAAACCCTACAATGGGAATATCCCAAGTCGGTTTAGGGACGCATCTAATGGAGAGTGAAACCTGGGTAATCTACTCTAAAGAGGCGAACACGCCCATTTGGAAATCATCAAATAAAAAAGATTTGACTAGAATGTTAATCGAGCTTAAAACTCATTTAGGCGATAAATTTGACATAAAAATATATAAGGAGAAAAATGAAGGTACTAGTAAATAGATGCCCGCACGGCTTTACTCTGTCAGAGGCTCAGAAGGAGCTTTTTCCAGAACTAAAGAGCAACCCAAATATGCTGGTCTCGGATGTTAGTCGAACTGACCCAAGGCTAATTGCTTCGTTTGAGGCTGGAGACAATCGTGGTGACGGCGGTTCATCGTTGACCATTATTGAGATTCCAGACGGCGCTAACTTCAAGGTTGTCCCTAGGGGTGGCTATGAAGAACTAGTTTGGACCATGGGAGAGCTACACCAAGTTTAACCAAAGAAAATATCATGAGTGTTCAGAGGATAACTGAGACGTCGTGGGTAGATGATTACAACCATGTAATCATAAATGTTCACAGGCCTAATCAATGTAAAAACGATTACTGCACGATTCATAACCCCTCTGGACACCACATGGTAGGTTTCCCTCAAAGGTGGAGACAAGACCGTCACATGATGGAAAGAATGTGTCCTCATGGAGTCGGACACCCTGACCCGGATGACATAACATTAAATACAGTGCACGCCTGTGACGGATGCTGTTTGTCCTGATAGTATTTAATTATGACTGAAAACAATCAACCACTTTGGTTTGAAGATGGTGGACGGGGCGAAGAAACAGATCGCTTTGCTGATGGGTTTATAGACGGTTTTACTAGGGCACGAGAAATTTTTTGGCGCGACCTAATGCGCAGGGCGGGGGAATGCAGATTAATGGCGGAAAGCTCCGAGAGTGAGTCTTTGAAAGAGCAGCTTTATGCAATGGAAGTTGCCTATAGAAACTCTGCTGATTTAATTTCTAGGTCTCATACTCTGTACCCGGGTGCTTTACCAAAAGACGCTAATCCTAATGACCCTAGGTTTAGCGTAAAATTTGATGACAACTTATTTAGGTATTAATAATGGCCAGGCAAATCCATACAGTTAGAGTTACTTCTGCTGAAGAAGCAGTTAAGAAAATTGACCATATAGCTGAGTTATTTGAAAAGTATGGAGTGCTAGTAATTAAAGGGCATAAATTTTTAGTAGAAGAACAGTTTAAAATCGCCAAATTGCTGGGGGATAAATATGACTGGAACGTTAAAAGTACAGCAGGAGAAGACCTTTTACAAACTGCATTTCATGTTGGTGGTCAATCAATTGAAGAAGATAAAGATTACAGTCCAACAAAAGATGAATATATGTTGGATTATCATATAGAGCAAACTTATTTTATTTATCCGCCGGTGGCTGGCTTGTGGTGTATGGATAAATTTCTCTGTCCGCCCGGGCATGGGAACACTAAATTTATTGATTCAAATGAAATTTATAATTTATTGTCAAAAGACGAACAAGACTTTTTAGGGCAGGCAGTTTTTGTTTGGGACAAGCCGGCAAATTCTGAAATTGGACCTTTTTATAACAAAGCAATTGAGCCTCATCCGGTGACTGGTATCCCAATAATTAGAATAGAAAGTGACGGGGGATGCTATATTTTGCCAACTTTATACTCTATATCTGGTAAGACCCCCACTGAAGAACAATCTAATAAATTCCAAGAAATAGTTTCTAAATTAAAAACCATTTTGTATAGCAAAGAGGACATGGAGTATGTGCAAGAGTGGGAAGAGGGAGACTTCCTTATAGTAGATTTATTTAGGATGTATCACGCAGTTATGGGAGGGTTTAATTATCAAGAAAGAATTATGGCTATGATTGTTACCAGCTACTGCCCAGAAAAGAATGCAAGCTACAATATAAAACCAGAACTACAAGAAATTTAATCATTGCTAGGATATAATTATGCGAATTAGAAACCCTTATGAAGAAAGTGACCCGAACTTCAAAGTTTTTAACGAAGGTGTAGAAGCCGAACGCGAAAGACTGATGAAGCTACTAAAGCTATATCACAGTAGATTTGGTGAGGGCCCAATAGAGGAATCAAACTCGGAGATGAGAATTCGCTATATGTACGAATTTGTAAGTGGTAAAGAGGCCATTTAATGTCATACGACGAGGGCTTTGAGATAACAGAATTAGACGAAAGTTTGTTTAGTGAAGCCCAGCGGATAGTAATTGGCGGTTTCATGCTTGAAGGAGAATTCAACTTCAGAGAAAGACTTATAAAAATATTAGAAAAAGAAATTCTTACAGAAAAAGCTGAGTCCTCGACTGATTGGACTGACGGAGTTTCTTACTGCATTCACTTAATTAAAAATTTAAAACCAGAGCAAAATTAGAAAGGAACAAACATGTCTTGTGGCGGAATTTGTGGCTGCGACAGCGATAACGACAACATTAGCACTCGTAGGGGTCAAGAGATTCCGTTGCTAAATTACAACCCAAAACAAAACACTAACCCTGCAACTCTTGAAGAAGATAGTAAGAAAAGCTGGGAACAGGGATTCGCTGAGGGGTTTAAACAAGCTAGAGAAGTTTTTTGGGAAGAGTTCCAAATCAAAGCAAGCGACGCCAATATGGTTGCCAAATACCTTAATGAGAGTGACTCTACATCTTTAGAGGCAGACGCTTTTAGGATTACTGCTGCTGCCTATCTTCACGCTGCTGATGTTTTGCTAATGGATAGACGAGAATACCCCGGATATTCAGATAGTGACGACTGTAATTAAGTGCTTGCAAGTACAGTAATTTTCGTTAGTATTTAACTATGAACGAAAATAGAGCGCTGTATCGCCTCGAATATTATGAGCCGTTTGATGAAAACACTTATGTCCAATGGGTTTGGCTTAAAGACGATGAGGTAGAAGATTATTTATTAAGTTGTTCAGACACTATAAATTTTAGAAAAGCCACTGAAGCAGAATCAGAACTATATAATGAAGCATATGCTGATGGTTACTCTGTTGCTGCCCTAATTGAATTTGAATCTCAGTATGATGGAATAACTTTTCGAGTTGATTTTGATGAGGCTGGAAGCCTTACAAATATGCAGGGCAAAAAGATGTTTCAATGTGCAGTATGTGATAGACACCAAGATTTTGACGAAAATGTTGCTACGGCTGGTGGAATGTATTTGGGGGCTATTCGAGACGAAAAACTCTGGCACATTTGCTATGACTGTGCTCAGGGGTCCGCTGAAGTAGAATGGATTGAACAGGGGTGGGTGTGGGACGATGACTCTGGTACAGCGAACAAAAAGAATAGCTGAGCCATACATAGCGCAATATCAAAGGTCTCCTTGGTGGGTTAAAGGATTAACCCTGGGACTGGTTGGACTAATTATTTTGCCAGACCCGTTTGACTGGTTCCCTGGTATAGCCTTTTTAGACGAGCTTTTGTATGCTACGCTACTTCTCAAGTTATTATACAAATATGGTGCTTTAGCCCATGAAGTAAAAACAAGTCCGAAAGACTTAGTGAAAGAGATACTTAAGAGAGATGAATCTAGATGAGTTCCGAAAAGTTGCACACGAGTATTACCAATTCTCTGAAAACGTTTTGGTCAAGAAACAAAATGATTATGGTCCCACTAACATTAGTCGCGCTCCCGGTGGTGCTCTTAATGGTCTCCGTGTACGTATACATGACAAGGTTTCGCGCATCAACCACCTTATTGACTCGGGGGCGACGCCAGAAAACGAATCTTTAAAGGACTCTTTTTTAGATTTAGCTAACTACAGCATTATTGCCATGATGGTATTGGATGGAAAATGGCCAGAAAAGTAAACGTTTCATACGAAAGTCTTCGTCAAGAGGGCCGTGAAGAAGTGTTAAACTGGTTATTACAGCACGAAATAATTAGTTATAGCAAACCAGAAAACAAATACTTTGTATTTAAAGAATCTAGTAAATGGTTGATATTTTTGCCTTGGCAAAAAATGTAGGAGACAAGCCATGAATAAAAAATCAGAATGGGATGAAGGCTTTATCGCGGGAGTAAAAGAAGTAATTAATTACTTAGAAGAGTCAATAAAAGACCTGGACTCCGAGGGGCCCACTCAAAGGTGGGTGGCTGAAGCTAAAATTAAACTAACCAATAAATATCTGTAGAGGCGCTTATGGGGACACCCATTGACATTAATGACGTCCCCCTGTTGGAAGGTAGTTACGTTCATTTTGCATCCCCCAAATTTTGGTGCGAACCTAGATGCATAAATGGCCAAGTTAAGTACATAGACGCTAGTACAAAAGGAAAAGTACTTTACGTTAAGCCCTATGGTGTAGACTATTTAGTAAGAGTTGATATAACTTTATATCGTGTTGCCGAGCGGATTGAGACCCATGAACAGCATTCGAGCCACTGAACGACAGATGCAAAAACTTCAAAAACAGCGTCACATGTATGACATTCAAATGATGATTTTGTCTAACCCGCTGTTTAAAAACTTAAGCGCCCGTGACCAGAAAAAACTTGTTAAATTGGTCTACAAGGCTGAAATGATTGAGTCTTATATGAGAGACCGTGAGATTGTCAGAATCAACGAATCTTTTGAAGACGTAGTAGAAAACGTAACCAGAATCATTAATGAGTCTTTGCGGGATGACGGAGACGAAGATGGAAGACCTCGCTAAAACAGAAATATTAGCGGATGAACTTGTAATTTTTCATAATTCAATTTCTTCTTCAAATCAATTAATTGCCCAGGCCGAAGCCTTAAACCGCTGGGAAGAGCATTCTTATCTTCTTGATATAAATGGGAACATCCAAAGATATGGGGTTACACTGGATGAATTAAGTTCTTTTTCTAGAAATGAAATCCATAAAAATATTGAAAGCTATAAAGACTTTTTAGGCTATTCCCGCCACACATTTGAAAAAGATAATGAATATTTTTCTTTACATATTTCAAAATACGTAGATGGGGGTGGAATTGGGGCTCATAGAGATGTCAACATTTCTGAGGAGGATGGAAACTACACGGTTATTATTTATTTAAATGATGAATATGACGGTGGAGAACTGGGCTTTCCTGACTTAAACATTGAAATTAAGCCAAAAAGTGGAGATATGCTGGTATTTCCTAACAGCTACTTGCACTACGCCAAAGAGTCCTGGAATGGGGCTAAATATTTAACTATTTTTAAGACTCAGTTTTTTAAATAATTTGACTTGACAAGCTAAACCTACCCCTGTATCTTTTTCTGTATCTGAACTAGAAAGGTACAGAATGAAGAAATTAGCGGTGGGTCTAACCACCCTAGCCCTTTCAATGGGCATATTTAGCCCTGTAGCGGCCCTAGGAAGCTCTCAGGCAGTTTCTGACGTAAGTGCTTACTACAGAGTCGATTTGGGCTATAAAGTGGGCTGGAAGGCTCCTAGTGACGTTTCTGGCGTTACTGGATATATCGTGACTTCTCAACCGGGCGGTCAAACCTGTGTGGTCCTAAGAACGACTGCCAAAGAATGCACCTTCTCAACCAGAGCTTTGGGCTTCACTCAGCAGTACAGATTTACTGTGGCAACCCTAAAGAATGGTGTGGCAGTTGCTACTTCGGCACTATCAAATCCCGTGTCAGCCGCATCTATTCCGGTTTTTCCGTTAGCTGTGGCTTCTAACGTTGTTTCAAATACTCAGGTTGATGTAGCTTGGATTCCAAGCCCTAACACTGGTGGCGCTCCTTTGTATGGCTACAAGATTACGTATTGGAAGTCTGACACTCTAGGAAATCCAATTACTTCTACTAGAGCAGATGTTTTAGTTAGTGACACCTTTACGTCGCTCACAGTGCAGTCCGGATTTATGTACATAATCAACGTTGCCTCCTGCAATGCTTATGGGTGTAATTCAGCCGAGCGCTGGTCGTACGCAAACACTGGTGCAACCAACGTAACTTTGCCTAGGGTAATTTCTGGTGGTAGTGCATCTACTACTTGCTTTGAAAGCATTTACGATGCGAATGCTGGAGAAACTCAGTTAGGTAGCTGTGGAAGTGTGGTAGCCAACCCTAGTACCTATCCTGTAGTAGACCCTTCTGCAACAACCCTAAACATTCAGTTGGCAACCAAGTTTGACCAGGGAGCTGGCTTTTCTAGATTTATGAAAAGCTATTCTTTGAATACTTGGGGTCCAATTGGATTGGCTTGGTTTGCATACTTCAATGCAACTAGTAAGTCTGTGGCTAATGGGTTTGAAACTCCAGTAGTTGTTACTTCAACTACTCCTACTACTTGTGAGGTAGTTGGTCCAAAAATTATATTCAAAGCTATTGGTAAGTGTGTTCTAACTGGACAGGCTGGTGGCAATGGTGTTTGGAATCCAAGCAACGTTGCGACTGCAACTTTGAATATAACTAACTAAATGACAAAATGATAAAAGAAAGCCCCCGGTGATTAGCCGGGGGTTTTTATTCCTTGTCGGTATTAATACTTGTTAGAAGTAATTGCGCCACGAAGGGCTGCAATAGTTTGTGGCCCCCAAGTTCCGTCAATACGACCCTCGTAGTCTGCACGTGCAACTAGACGACGCTGAACTGCTTTATAGGTGTTTGGTCCCGGTTCTCCATCAATTGGGCCGGAATACCCGTGGGCCTGAACAGAGCGCTGAATTGCCATCCAAGTTTGCTTGCCTGGGTTTGCATCAATTGCTCCTGCATAGCCATGGTCTCGCTTGAGAATATCTTGGAATCTTCTCCAGTCTTCAATCGTTAGCTCTTTAGAGTTGTCAGCAACTAATGGCTTTACTGGCTCTTCTTTTGGTGCTGTCTTTGGGGCTTCGCCTTTAATAATTGCTTTAGCAGTCTTTTTATCTACCTTTGGAGCAACTGCTCCTCCGCTATTGGCAATGATTGCTTTCTTAAGGTCAGACTTTGCGGTAGTAGGACCAAACACATCCTTAACTGCCTTGCCTAAAGTTGCGTGCAAATGGGCCCCGCTCGACGCGTTCCCGGTGTTGCCGATTGTCATTCCGTGAGTGACATCTCCAGCGATGACTTTGTCTCCGACCTTAACGCTTAGCGCAATTTCCGGTCCGTGAGCGCCCTTGCAGTTAATGCCGCACTTTTTGCAGGCTAGGTGGCAATATCCAATAAACCAAATCTTGCCGTCTTTATCTGCGGCGGTCTGAACTACGACCCAGCCTAACACTTTGCTCCACTGAACAAGCTTGATAGTTCCATCTGCAATAGCAGGAATTAGGGTCTTGCCCTTGTTTGAGCCGCCTGGTGCCCAGTCGGTGCCGGAGTGCGGCTGCATTTTGTTCTTTCGGCGGAACGCAGAAAGTGTGCCGTATTCGCCGGTAATTGTCTTTTCAGGAAATGGCATTAACCAAGTCATAGTGAGTCCTTTCGGTACTTCAATTTTACTTGAAGACTAAAACAATGATTGAGCTATAAAGTCTTCTAATTTTCTAGAAGGCACCCAACCCAGTATTTTCTTAGCTTTCGTGTTATTGGCTAGGGTTTCTCTGGCTTCTCCTGGACGTGGGGGCAGATATTGATATTTGCTAGATATCATTTGGGCCAGTTCATTTATGGAGAAGTTGCGCCCCGCGCCTATGTTAAAGACTTCCCCGTAAAGTGGGCTTTTGCAAGTCATGGCAAGAATATTTGCATCTATGGCATCGTCGATATGAGTAAAATCTCTGCGCTGCTCTCCATCACCAACGATAGTTAAAAATTCTCCGGCTTTATGTTGATTAATAAATTTGGAAACAACCGGAGCGTATGTGCCTTTAGATGGTTCTCTGTACCCATAAACATTAAAATATCTTAAGCTAACAGTTTCTAGCTTATATAAATTTGAATAAAGTTTGCAAGTTTGTTCGCCAGCATATTTAGAAATTGAATAAGGATTTAAACAATCTGGCGGTTGGGTTTCTACAAAGGGAGTTTGATTAGAATTTCCATAAACGGAGGAAGTCATAGAGTAAATAACTCTTTTAACATTTGCAAGCTTAGATGCTTGCAAAACATTTGTAGTGCCGATGATATTGGTATTCATAGTTAAAATTGGATTTTCAATTGAAAGTTGAATTCTTGCTTCAGCAGCTGTATGAAAAACATAATCTACGTTTTTAAAAAGTTCTGAAATTGAGTCTAAATTAGTTATATCTAATTTGTAATTTTCTGCTTCCAAATTCCAGTAAAAGTTTGAATTAGATGTTGCCGACTCGTTATCTATGCAGATAACAGTGTGACCTAATTGGATTAAACGGTCAACTAGATTTGAGCCTATAAAGCCGGCTCCACCTGTAACTAAAACTTTAGACATAACTTATCCTTGGCGTAGGCGTTTCGATACGAGTTATTAAATGCTCTTTGGAAGGCAATAAAGTCTCGGCGTCTTTGTTCGTATTCTACTACCCGAGGGCGGGGATTTTGTGGGTTGCGTACAGTATGAGGATTGAAATATTTTTTTGCTGCGTTGTATGCCAAGTAGCGAACCATCTTATCGTTTGGTTCGAAGAAATACCTCAGGTAGAGGAAAAGGTTTGTAAGTCCTCTCATACGCTAATTTTATCATTTAGCTGGGAGGATTGTCTTGGTTGTATTTTGGTTTATACATATCCTGAATGAAGTCCCACACGAAGTTTTCATATTCGGCGGGACTCATTCGTCGGCCCAGGGCTTTTTCTAGTTTGCAGGCAGCCATATCTGCCAATACAAACTTTTCTTCGTTAGAAAGATTTTGGAAGTACAAGGTTACTCCTTGTCTTCATCCTTTTCGTAACGAAGTGGGAATGTAATTACCCAGATACCAAGGGTTATCCAGATAAGCATGCCGACAACTTCTTTGGCGGAACCTTCTAGGACAACCCAGGCGACGAACATGCCGAGCAGGGTCCAAGCCTGGTCAATCATGTCCTTAAATAGTGACTTAAGAAAGTGAACCATTTAATTTCCTTTTCTGAATTAGTTCGTCAAAATTTTTGACTTTGGTATCTCCCAGATAGGACCATGCATAGCCGGTGGCAATCATGGTTTCGTTGAAGGATGTTTTATCATCATCGAGATAAAGCCACCCAAGAACTCTTCCATATTTTTCGGAAGAGTCTGGTTTTTCGGTGCGAATGACAATTGTCTGAGCAGCCGAAAGTCTTTGCTTTAGTAGTGCCTTTGATTCAAGACCGAGAGACTTTTCGTACTTGTCGGAGGTGCGAGATTCGGGGGTATCGATACCTGCAAGACGAACTCGCTTGGTTATTGAGATGTCAAAGCCTAGGTCGATGTCAACATCAATAGTGTCGCCATCAATAACGGCTAAAACTTTTTTGACATGGTATTCGTACATTATGGTCTCCTTGCTGCAGCGGCGGCTGCGGATGTGGCGGCAGTGGTTGCAGTCATTGCAATCTGGCCGACGATTACAGCAGCGATAACAACCTTCTCTGATTGCTCGCGTACTTGTGGTGACATATCAGCACCCGCGTTGCCGAGGGCGTTGAATACTTCAACTGCAGCACCTGCAACATCACCTAGCAGTGGAACTGCCGCTAGTGCTTCGTCAAGAACAATGTCGTCTTGCTGAGCTGCAACTAACAGTGCGTCGAGAGCTGCTTCGTAAGCTTCAGAGCCTGGAGTGGCCGTTTCGAATACTTCTAGAGCAGCCTCTTTAATTGCCTCTGCTTGAGCTTCTGTTAGCTGAGTAGGTTCAACATTGACAAGTTCTTCAACAAGAGCTACGATATTTTCTGATGAAATTTCTTCTTCTAGTTCTATCGGTGCTTCTGGCTGAGTCGGTTCGGACGGGTCAACTGGGGTCGGCTCTGGCGTTGGTTCTGGTTCTGGGGACTCTTCTGGCTGATCAGTGGGCTCAGTGGTCGGCTCAGGTTCGGGCTGAGGAGTTGGAGTGGGCTCAGGAGTATCCGTTGGTTCAGGCTCGGGCGAGGGCTCGGGTTCGGGTGTGGGTTCAGGGTCAACTGGCTCGGGTTCGGGCTCAGGAGAAGGTTCAGGTGTTGGTTCGGGAGTCGGTTCTGGAGAAGGCTCGGGAGTTGGCTCGGGGTCGGGAGTAGGTGTTGGTGTTGGGTCTGGAGTGGGTTCAGGACTTGGTTCTGGTGTTGGGGTTGGTGTGGGGGTTGGCGTTGGCGTTGGGGTCGGAGTAGGTGCAACGTAAATAACTTCGGCAGTAACAGGAGTTGACTGCTGAGAGTAAATGCCCTGAGTATCGTTGTCAGCGCGAACAGTAAATGAGTAGGTGGCGTTTAGTCCTCCAGTTCCTTCAAACAAAGAAGCTGAAATAACAATGCTTGTATTTAGAGCATTGGCATCACCCACGTTGCCAGTTGCAATGCCCCAACCTGGGTTGTTTCCAGTTGTCCAGAAAATTGCGTAACGTTCAACTGTAGTGTTCTGCGCAACTGCTGCATTCCAAGTAAGTGTTACAGACCCATCGTTGTTTACAGTTGCTTGCAAGTTAGTCGGTGCCTGTAGAACTGGAGCGATGCTTACGTTTCCACTAAATGGGAATGGGTGCTCTGTTGAGTCGGCCATCGAAGTGATGTTATAGCCGTAATTAGAAGCATTAGTTGCGCTGTATTGGTAGTACTCAATGAATATGCCGCCGTCACCATCCCATGAGTTACCTTGAATAGATGCACCCTGCTGTGTGGCTTTTCCATCGTTGAAATAATCATTCAAAAGGATTACGCGCTGGACGTTGTTGCGGAAAATGTTATTGTGAATTACGCGACCCTGTGGTGGGTTAGCAAAGAATGAGGTCCAGCTGGTTGGAATCCACGAGTTGGTGTAGATAGCAATTTGGTTTCCATCAAAAGTTGAATTGGTAACTCTGTGCTTGTTGATGCCCTGCATTCTAAATGCATAACCGTTTGAGTTAAATGTTGAGTTGTCAACTAGAACTGTGCGCTCACCGTAGATGGCAGTCGAGTTGCTAGTAAAGGTTGTGCCAGTAATTGTGATTCGGTTGTCGTACTGAGTGTCAGTGGCAGTGGTTACGCTTGGGGTTCCACCATAGTTAGAAAAAACTCCCTGGTTATTGTTAGTAAAGAGCGAGTTAGAAATGTTGATGTAAGAGCCGCCCTCCTTTGTAGTAACGGCTGAGCCTTGTGCAATGTTGGTAAAGTGGACGTTGTTAACGTTTGCAGTTCCACGTACTACCCAAAGAGCCGAGCCACGCTGCCAGTCGGCCGCATAGGTGTTGCGAATAGTGACATTAGACAGGTTCAGAGTCAGAGCTGAGTTTCTAATGTCAAAGGCAGTGTAGAGAGCATTTCCGTCAATAATCGAGGTTGCTCGGTTGGCAGAGGTGATTGTCACGTTCTGGGTGATGATTGGCAGATTGGCAGTCAGAACTATTGGCTGCGTGGTCTTGATTGTGATTAGATCGTAGATTCCGCCAGCCTGAGCGTTAGCCTGAGTGATCGCCCAGCGTAGTGTGCCTGGGTCAGAGGTGTCAGCAGTAGAAGTAACTTCTAGTGAAGTTGCGGGGAGAACAATTGCGCCATAAGCTGCAACGGTTGCTGTTCTTGCAACGATTGCACTATTGATTGCAGTTGCAAGAGTTGCTGAAGCGGAAGAGGCTTCAGTGTTTTTTGTATCTCTAATTGACTCGAGGTTTGTTAGATAGCTTGGAGCTGAATAAGTATTGTAAGCAGCTTGAGCCGAAGCAAGAGTTTGGGATGCCTGAGTGAGAGTTGAGTTAGCAGTGTTATAGCTTGGGGCTATTGCGTCAAGAGCTGCTTGTTTGTCTAAGTAGTTCTGGTAGGCAGTTGCGTTGTAAGAACTATTAGAAAACGTGATGCTGTTGATATAGAGAATGTCAAAGTCGCCAGGAATCCAAAGAGACTGAATGGTTTTGCCTGAAGGAGCTGTGTAAGAAACGTCACAGGTGTAGTTAGGGCAGGTTGGAACTCCATTTGGGTTAGTGAAGTTTGCAGAGGTTCCGTCTGTAAAGTTAGCTGTTACTTGCTGGTCGCCGTTACGAGCATAAGTTTGAAAGGCAACTCCAGTAGGAGTTGTGTTAGCTGCTGGAACAAAAAGCAATCCTGGGCCATTACCGCCAATAAAAATCATTCCGTTTGCTAGGTATGGGTTTCCAGTAGTTGTGATTGGAGTAGTTCCACCAACCAAAACCTGAATGCCAGTGCTGATTGTTGCTCCGTTAAATTCTTCAGTAACGGTAGAGTTCACAACGGTTGCTTGGTAAGCAGTCCATGCATCGTTGCGGTCTTGTAGGGCAGCTGAATAGGTTGGCTGAATTGCAGCTAGTGATTGTGAGGCTGCGTCATAGTTTGTCTGAGCAGTAGCAAGTGCTTGCTGAGAAGTTGAAATAAGTCCTGGCACTGCGTCAACATTTGCTTGGGCTGTAGCTAAATCTTGATTAGCTGTATTGGACGCGCTTAATGCAGACTGAGCAGTTGAAACAGCCGAAGAGAATGTGGTCAGCGAGCTAGCAAAAGCATCAAGCTCTGACATATTGTTTGGAGCGTATTGCTGATAGTGACCAACATAATTCGAGTAGTGCTGGGTATATGTCTGTAGGTCAGCCTGTAGTTGAGTTACTTGCTGGGTTGGGTTTTGAGTGGCGTAACTAGACAGCGCTCCAGATAGCGGAAAGGTAAAAGCTAAAAGGATTGCTAGGGTTGAGTTAAGGCCTACTCTACTTCTTAGGCTTAGACGCATTTGGTGTGTCTTCTCCGGCTTCTTTGAGGCGAACAACTTGAGAGAAAATCATGTTGACTTCACTCCGGGTTATCTTTCCGTCCTCTAGGAAAGCGAGGGCAAGCTTCTCTACAACCTTGGCTACAGCTAATAGTCCACCTAGGGCTGCCGAGAGCCAGACATCTATACCAATTATGGAACCGGCTCCAATAACTGCTAGGGCTGATGCAATAAAAGTGGCTAGTATACGCCAAAATATGTCTATTGTCAATAAAAACTTAGAATTGTTTTTCTTGGAAGTTTGAGTATTAGTTCTCTTGGATGGCACTTGGAGGCTCCTATTCGGGCCTCTCCCCTGTAATATTTTAGCAGAAATAGTTTGTAGCTAAAAAGTTTGTGTATACTTTAAGTACAACTTTTGGTGTTACTTCTTGTTGGGGTCAAATACTTAGTTGTAGTTAAAGCTTTGGTTACCGCCAAAGTTTTGAGATAACCCTCGTTGCAGCGGGGGTTATTTCTTTTTACCTGGGGCTTGACAGGGGGATTAGTTTTTAGTATGCTAGGGGTCGGAGGTAATTCAAATGACAATTACGATTACTTGGGACTGGTTCTCTTTTATTGCGGGAATCTTTGCAGCTGTTGTGTTCATGTTTCTTCTGCTTGTGGTTCTTGCTTATAGGCAGTGGAGTGCAAAGAGAGCCGCTACTAAGACAGCTATGGACAGCTGGTCAAATCTTTCGGCGGATTGGGAGAAGTATTCCAAAGATTGGGCCGAAGCTAAAAGGAAAAAAGAGAAAGACGATTCAGCCGACAAGTAAAGCGGTAAACTAGCTACATGGAAATCTTCCTAGTAGCAGTGATTTTATACTTTGTACTTGCCCTGGGGTTTTTTGGCGTCTTGAGTTATAGCGTCAGACGTGATGTAGAAGACGCCCTTAAGAATGTCAGCAAAGAAGAGCAAGACGAAATAAGATTAAAGGTTGTAAAGGCGCTATATCCGCCTAAGTTTCGTAGAGACTAGTCTTCGTCTTCTTTAGGTGAGTCGTTTAATTCGTAAGCCTGCTCTTCCCCCCATACGTAAAAACGTACTGTTTGATAAAGGTCAACCGTTTCAGCTACGAGCTTTTCGGTGGCCAGAATAAGGTCTGCTTTTGAGTCCGGGTTGTCAGGAGATTCCAGCTGGCTATGAATTTCTTGGACAGCATACGTACAAAGTTCTAGACGCCTTAGAGTGGCGGGTAGTAAATCTACTGGTAAACGTTCTGCTGACATGTAAATATTTTACGTCCAAAGTTGAAGGTTAAGAATTCTGGACGTTGTCGTTCAAAAACTCCAATGACTCCAATGACTCCAATGTCAACTAATTTTAGTATTGATGAAGAAAAAATCTTTTCAAAAATTTTCTCTATGGAGATTAGTTTGGATTGGAGAGATTGGAGTGGATTGGTCTTTTTTCTGATAATTAATCTTGTCTAGGGGGGCTTGATATTTGGGCTTTTTTGCTTGATATTTGATAGGGTTTATGGGGTAAGGTTTAAGGTTTTGGGAGAGGAAATAATTATCAAGAAATGCAAAATCTAAAAGAGTTTAGTGATAATTAAATTGACAAATAATTATCAAGAAATATTTAAAAGAGAGAATATTTTTTTGATAATAAGTGCCTTCTACTATATACTATATACTATATGCTACTATATTTACTGATACGCGTATGAAGAAGTTCCCTAGCCTTACCTGAAAAATAGTAGCGTATAGTATATATTATATAATAAACTTATAGTAGAAAAAGAGTTAAAAATGAGTAGAAAAATGTCCTATGTTTTAGATAGAATCTTTGTCAGAACTAGTGGCGTATATCTTCTAGTTGCATTTATTGGCGAATAGTAATAGAGTGGTTTTATGTGGACAGAGAAACAAATAGAAGTGGCAGTAGAAGCGCTGAAAGAGAGCCCTAGAGTTTCAGTCAGCGAGTTCGATGAGTTCCTTGATTATCGAAGAAACGTCTGGGCTAGACAAAGACTATTTTATGGACTAGATAATCCTAATGATATTTTTTCTCAGCCCGCCTCTGTAACCTCTGAGCTAAATAGACTTAGCACAAAAATAATTAGATACGAGGAGAAATTAATGAGCACTCCAATTTATGACGAACTATTGCGAGAAAAAATGGAAGCAGCTAGAGTTGAAGACGATAGCGATTTACCAGAATTTTTGAGGGACAACAAAGACACCATGTCAAAGATGAAGGAGATTGAAGTGGTTGTTGGTTGGTACCAGAATTCCAAGGGTGACTTGTTTCACTACGACGGAACCATTTGGGACAATGTTCCAGGTGACAAATTACAGGACCTAGAGTTCCTGGGATAAGAAAAGAAAGAGAGAAAAATGATAAAGCCCAATGCAGGACAGATGCGCGGATTCCGAATTGTTCGGGACCCAAGCGGTGTGTTATTTAATTCATTCGACTTGATGGGAACTAAGTATGGTTACATCTTGACTTATGGAGAGGGAGTTCCAGCAATTCACAATGGAGAAGACTGGGTTTCAGTTCTAACCATCGAGGATGCCGACTTCGAGGAAAAGCTGCAAAGTCTACTAGTTGAGCAGGGAATGAAAATTGCTCAGGCCGCAATGGAAAATCCAATATATGCGGAACTAGCTGCTCAGATGAATATTTATGCGGGAGCTACAAACGCAGTCGCGGACCCAGCTTCCAGCTCAACGGTGAATTACTACAAGTCATAACATGTCAGAATTTCTAGATGCGTTTGATGTGGACCAGGAAAAACTGGAAATCATCGACCAAGCAGTAAGCCAGCCACCACCAAGGTATGACAGGCGTATCTGCATTTGTGGTCACCCGATTTCTAGGCACGACCTGCAAACTGGAATCTGCAAACCATCGAGACTTGACTGCCCTTGTAAAAGGAAGCACGCCGTTTTAGATGTGCCAAACACCAGATACTTTTTGGGCAAGACCCTAGGCTCTGGGGAGAAGCACGCTTTAACCCGAGGAATATTTCTTGCAAGAAAAGCAATGGGCGAAGATTTTGATGCAAAAGCAAAATGGCTGGTAGAGCTAAAGTGCGAGAACCCATCGTGCCAAGCACCTACCAAACTATTTCCAGTGATGTGCGACTCAGATGGCTATAGGGTCTATGACCACAGGTCAGATGGGTTGAACCCAGATAGAGGCATAACTGCTTTCTACTGCGAAACCTGCCGTGAGGTATATTACGACAGCGATGAGGCCAACGCTGCAAAGCGTGAAGCCCTGAGAAGAAAAAATACGACTAGTCAGTAAATCTGTGCTAGGATGCAATTACCAAAACTAACGTTAGGAAAAATAAGTTATGGCAAAAATTTCAGGATGGGAGAAGTTCCGCAAGGCGGTAACTGGGTCCTACAGCGAGAGACTAACTCTAGCTATTGCTCAGGAGGGTGCAGCCAAGAAGGCAGCAGCCATTGCAGTAGAGCGAGCTAAGGTTTCAGCTGGAACTGGCAAGGTTGCATCTTCTGATGCAAAGAAGCCAGCAGCCAAGAAGGTTTCAGCTCCAAAGAAGGCAACTACAACCAAGAAGCCTGCTGCTAAGAAACCTGCGGCTAAAAAGAAGTAATCAAACAAAACAACAGGGTCATCAAACTGATGGCCCTGTTTTTTGTATAATCTAACTATGGAAACAGGCGTTGAACCAATAGCTGACTCTCGACAACATTTAGAGGGAGAATCAGTTCTATATTTTATAGGCTCCAACTTTAAAGGAATCTATACTCCCAAAGAAATTAAGTCGCAAAAAATAAAAGGCAAAGAATATACAAATGATTTGCTTTTGGACAAAACAATAAAAAAATTTTTTACTCCCTACTCCTACCGCTTCGGTCATTTTTTTACTGACACCCTCTCTGCTATTTTGTTAGCCATCGAAAGAGATACTGCAGAAAAAAGAAAAACAACACTATTGGTACCCCCAACTGGACCAAGCGAAAGAGATAATTTAACTGGCTCAATAAAAGTAATAGCTTATCTTTTAGATTACTTCTCTAGTACTGAAAATGTCTCAACGTTAGTTGTCCCGGGTGCTGAAGAAGAGAATGAAGTTACTTTAGTTAGAGTTGTAAATTTGGAGTTCCAACCTCTAACCAGCTTCAACGTATGGTCCATGAAAAAAGTTAGAGATTTTTGCATGTCTCTTCCAGATATATCATCCTCTTTCGGAGACAGAAAAATATATCTTAGTAGAGAGAAAACACCAGATACAACCAAGGTAATGTTTTCCGAGTTTTCTTTAGCAAGAAAAGACCCTAACCACTTTCCACCAAACTATCCAAGAGTCTCTAATGAGACAGAGCTAGTAGATTATTTAGATAAAGATTTTAGATTCAAAATTGAGAAGATTATTCCGGAGGACATAGAGTCTTTTCAAGACCAGGTTAGACTTTTCAGCGAGAGCAGACTTGTAATTTCTTTGACAAGTTCTAGTCTTTTTAATATGCTTTTCATGCCGTATGGCTCAACTGTTGTAGAGTTGGTGACCCCACTTACAACTGTTGAAAATCGTGAAGATAATAATATATCATATACCACCTCTTATCACAATCACTATTCACTTCTAAGTTTTGTTTGTGGCATCAACTACGTTGGACTTCCCCACAATAGGGACGTCAAACAAATAATTGACAAATTAGATAAATATATGTTTTAATTAAATACCATTTAATTTTTGTGGTTATAATGAACTCGTACCGATTTTGTTGCACGGGAAGGTGCGGAAGAAAGCAGGGTCGGTACACTAAGTTTAAAAGCTTTTTCCTGGGAGAGGGAAAAAGAAAACCTGTTAGCTATTAGACAGGAAGACCGCTCCAACATGTTATAGTGTTGGGGCGGTTATTTTTTGGAGAGATAGATGATTGATACTGTAGAGCTACATTGCAAAGATGCAACAAATATTTTTTTGGAGCCAAATAGCATTAATCTCTTCTTTATCAACCCGTCATATGTCGGGTCAAACATTGAGGAGTACGGAGGCCCCGCCGATGCTCACATCAACAAAGTATCTTCTGCGGAAGAATACATTGATAGGCTTGTAAAAGTTGCAAAACACATAGAGTATGCCCTAGCCCCGAATGGTTCGGCATTTATAATGCTCCAAAATGAATATAATATAGTTCCAAGATTAAGCAATCAAATTGCAAAAGAAACTGCCCTTGAGGTGGGCCAACTTTTTGTTTGGGACTTTTCGTCTACTGAACTATTTAAAGACCTTAGATATGAAAAGATGGGCCTAATAATTCATCTTTACAAAGATAGTTTTTATGTGGATGAAAACGAAAGGGAGTATGTTGTTAAGATTCCTATTGACCCATTTGCTATGAAAAAATACGACCACCTGGGGTTCACAGAAAACAATATTCCAGAAGAGCTTTACGAAAAATTTATTGTGGCCTTTTCCAAGGAGGGGGACACAGTCGCGGATATTTTTGGTGGCACGGGAACAGCGGCAGTTTCATCCATCCGTCTGGGCAGGAAGGCGGTCTACAATGATATCGCCAAGGACCAGTACGAGATAGCTAAAGCCAGGATTCAAGATATGGAAAAAGATGGAACCAAAACTACTTAAAATTTCAGTGGTAGCTAATTTTTTGGGAGTCTCTGTTAAGACTATTTATAACTGGATTAACCATAACAAGCTAGAAATGCCAGAACCAGGCTATGTTTATTACGATAGAGCTTACGAGGTATCACTAGAGCAGCAAGCAAATAAATCTGCTATTTCTTACTTTATGGCAGTTAAAGGTATCAAAAGGGACAGCAACGGACGATTCCAACAGGGACTAGGTAAAGTGGAGGAAAGTGGGGCATAGTGGAAATGTTGTTAATAAACAGCCAAACCCCAGCGCTCTCCCTCTCCTCACCCAAAATTTCTTTTTGAATACACCAACTAACAAATCAATAACTTTTAACGAATGTACAATGGATGACATGTTCAGCAACATTAACGGCGTCCAGGAAACTCAGTTCCGGAAATTTACCCTACAATTATTGGAGACGGCCCTGTCACAGTCCTCTCCCCAGTTGGCAGGGTCGTCCTATTTTCTCCCTGTTCGCCTTCAGCGTAATCTCTTGACAATAAAGGCGTCCAGTGGTAGAATCAAATAACGGCGAGCTAGACCTAAACAACCTCGTCATCGACCTTCCAGTTGCAGCACGGGCTGACCTCTCAGAGCTCGGAATCGAGGAACTGGATAAAGGCGTCTGCGAAGACACTTTTCAGAACCGTGCCCTTCTGCGCCGGTCCAAACTTATTTGGGAGCCGGTTTACACTTTAGACGGAACATCAAGCGGCCTGCTCAAAGTAAGAAGCGCAGATTCCACCCGCGAGCGCCGAATCCAATCTCTCAGCGAGAAGCGTCCAATACTTTCCGTTTCAACCGATAACAACTCTGACTACCTAACCGGCCTGGACTTACTAGCAGAGGAAGCAACGGACTACCTGGTTCCACCTTGGGTAATCCACGCCACGCGCCTCTACCTCAAAGAGCAAGAAGACGGAGGACCTAAGTCTGCTAAACGCCAGCCACTTGCTCAACCGCATCGCTGCCGACACATCAAGCATGACGGAATCCGCTGCATGCTCTGGGCATCGGGGCGTCCAAAGGATGACGGCCTGTGCAGAGTTCATTTAAGAAGCGTCAAACACAAAACTTCAGATGACATCGAACGCGCTCGTGAAAAGTTGCAGCAAGCTGCTCCCTTCGCAGTTGACAAACTTGAAGAGCTCATGGAGTACGCAGAGTCCGAGCCGGTAAAACTTAAAGCGGCTACTGAAATCTTGGACCGTGCCGGAGTTAGGGGCGGCTACGAAGTTGACTCAACAGTCAACGTTGAGATGCGGCCCGCAGCAGAAATCATTGCTGAGCGGCTTGACCGTCTAGCAGCTGGTGCTATACAAACCGCGGCCAGACTTGCAACGGAGCATTCGGTTATCGAGGCTGAGGTTGTAGTTGAGGTTGAGGATGCGACCGACGGACAAACTTTTAACGAAGAATCAAAAGAAGAGCAGCGGCCCGCGCTCTCTAACCAGGAAGATAAATAACCGATGAGAGATTACGCAGCAATTGTTGAAGCGGCCCGCGCCCACTATGAGAACCTTAAAACGGATATCGAAAACAGCAAGGACCGCATCGAGCATATTCGATTGACGACGCTTGCTAACGAAGCCCACCATCTTCTAACGGACCTACTTGCGTTTCAAGTTGGGTTGGTTTATAGTCACACGAATGTAGTAAACGGACCAACTCCGGAACCTCTGGATTTACCAGAATTTAAATCTCCATATACACCTCCAGCACCACTGCGCTTAGAGTAGGATTGTTTACGTGAGACTACGTAAACGAGAAGACACTGCAGCACAGATAGAACTTTTCATCAAAAGTGCGACGCAGCACCTGGGCTACACAGCTGAGCAGCTTGGTAAAAACATCTTTGGCCAGAAGGTTGGCTACGACTCCCAGCCATGGGGCGGAGCGTTTGTTGATGTCTGTGCCCGGGAGGCGGGTTTTTATCTTCCGTCATTTGTTTACACCCCGGCGGCGCTCGCAGAATTCATCCGGGATGGAAACTTTTCACGAAGCCCGCAGCCAGGCAGCATCGCGATCTATAACTTTTCATCAAATGTTGGACATGCGGCCGACGCATTCGGCATGCCACATTGCGGGATTGTTGTTGATGTCCGCGAGTTCGCCGAGACGGGAAAGTTTATAACTATCGAAGGAAATACCACGGGTACCACTACACACCAACAGAAGGATGGCGTTTATCAAAAGGTCCGCAGCATCAACGAGGTTCTCGTGTTTTGTCAGCCGCTGCGTGCCGGCCGCCAAACTTTTAACGAACGGTTAATGGCCTGGATGGATCGGGGCCGCACAAAGTTCGACGGCGAGGACCTCAAGCAAGTTGACGCAGCTGCACGGGCCCCAGAACTTTTAACGATTGATAAGGACATCCGGCCTGGAGACCGTAACCGCAAGATTGAAATCATTCAGCTAGCGCTAGCAACGGTAACCGATTTACGCGGCGTGCAACCAGGCAAGTGGGATGCAATAACCGCTGCGGCCTGCGCGAGGTATCAACGGAGCATTGGGTATGTTGGAAAAGACGTAAGCGGCCTGCCAGACGTAAACACGCTCAAACGGTTAGCCAAGGACACGGGGTTGTTCAGACTAGATGCTTAATGACCAGGAACCACGTAACGGACGCCCAGCTAAACAGTACCCAGAGCGAGAAGCTGCACTTGTCATGACGGTGTATACCAGAGCTCCAGAGAAGTGGCTGTTGGTTGACAGAGAGACCGGAGAGGTTTATCAAGGAAACGAAGTCGGCAGCTGGGATAGAATAATTCCTGACCCAGGAATCACTGACGAGGAAAGACTGAAGAATGTCAAAAGAATTCAACATCGATAACTATCAATACATAGAAAACAAGTTGACTCTCAGTGAGTGGCTACAGCAGTACAAGCCAGACCCAAACCACCTCAACGAAAATGCTCGCTTCAGCGGCCTGCTCTTCGAGCACCAAGGCGCTGAGTGGGACTTTATTGTTAGGCAGCCCAACTACAACCAATGGACGCTTTATCGCGAGGATGATGGCCAGCTGTACATTCGCAATGGCCTGCGGGTCAAGGGGCGGATTGGTTATTTCTTTGGTAGCCGAATGCATGACGGACACCAAACGTTTGTTGTTCACGGCGTGCTAGATGAGAACCTCGAGCACAGGATCCTTCACTAACTTTTTACGAACCGTAAACACACTGAAGGGCCGCAAGGGCCGCCAACGGGATTTGGTGCCTGGAAACCTGATGCGAACTTTTCATGAAAAGTTTACCGGCCGGCTTGCGGCGAGCGCCGATTTGACATCTGGAATCCAACCTGCTAATGTGACGGCGTGCTCTCCTGAAAGGACCGATACACATGACAGAGACATACACCATCACCCGACTAGACGGATGGACCGATGAGCAATGGGACGAGGTTGTAGAAGCCATAGAAGACACGGTTGTGTCTATAGCAGAAGAATGGGATAACGCCGAGTGAATCTCATCTCCGCAAAGCAAGCGGCCCGCTTAGTCAACGTATCCAGGGAAACAATCTTTTACTGGATTCGAACGGGTCGCTTGCGCAAGCACCCCTATCCACTGTCCGAGAAATCGAAACAAATGTACAAACGGGATAGCAGCGTTCGTTATTTTTTATTGAGCGAAGAAGAAGTTATTGCCGCGGCTAAAGAAAAATACTCAAGTCGACTTGACAAACTAGTTGCCTAGGGTTAGATTGTTGCAATCAACGAAAGGAATTCGAATGGCAATTAGGCCTTTAGAAAAAACAAACTGCTACAAGTGTGCGACTGTAATTATGGCACCTCGAGGAGATGTTCACCCACTCTGCGTTGACTGCCAAGAAAGCTTTGATGATTGGTTTGCTCAGCAGCTGAGAATGTTTGAGAAAAACTAATGACCAAGTGTGAATGCGGCTATTACGAAATGTTCAGCTGTTTAGACTGCACTTCGTGCACCAACTGCATGGGCGAGTACTACATGGTCCACGACAGAGTCTGGACTGAAGCAAACCCAAATGACTACGGCATGTTGTGTATTGGTTGTCTGGAGCAGCGGCGCGGGAAACTTTTGACGACTGGTGATTTCACTGCTGCACCAATCAACTCGATCGCTTCCAAGTTTGGCTCGACACGCCTACGCGACCGCTTGACAGCGTGAGCAAATTTTACTAGAGTTTGCTGTATGTCCAGAGTCTATGAGAAAAAACTAAAGGAAGTAATAGCCCTCGCGTTGAGCAAAGGCTGGCAAGTTACTCGCACCAAGAGGGGACATTACAAGTTCATCTCTCCCGATAAGAACCAACCGATTATCCACCTGAGCGGCACGCCTTCAGATGCCAACACTTACATTTGTAGCGTTGCTCAACTAAGACGGCACGGCTTGCCCATACCTCATTAGCGAGCGCCGAAAAATCAAATAACGGCGTGCGTTGTATCCTAGAATACATGCGCTCACTGGAAGTCCATGTTTTCGAAACGGACACAGATTTAGATAATGCTCTGCACGCTGGTATCGTGTTCCCCGAGCAAATTGCTCGAACGGAGTGCGTTTCGTGCGAAGAGGGCATTTGTTACTCGACAAACGAGTTTGAGCCATTCGTTTTGATAATCGACGAGAACGACCAAGATTGGTCTTTGTGCGAAGATTGTGCCGGTCCGATAATTGATTATGTTGATGCATTCTTTCCACCAGTTGTGAAAAGTCATTTCAGTCATCCTGAAGAGTTCGACTACTTCTAACCTGTATCCACTTTTTTATTTGACACGCCAAAAACACCCATCTGCTACTTGACTACAAGCTGATTGTATTGTAAGGTTTCTCCAAGATTGTTGAAAGGGAAACCAATGCCAAACTGGGTTAGAAATTATGTGTCAGTATCTGGCTCTGAGGAAGACATAGCCAAGTTTAGGGAAACAGCTAGTCGTCCTGCCCCAAATGGGATTATGGAAGATGGAACTCTAACCTATGAAGAGAACTCAAATAGGACTATTTCGTTTTGGAACTTTATAGAGCCAGAGAACAAAGAGACATACTTTTCTGGTCAAAATTGGTATGACTGGAATTGCGACAACTGGGGAACAAAGTGGGACGCTTGTGATACAGATGTTGTAGAGGGCGAAACAAAAACCACACTGACCTATACATTTGACACAGCTTGGTCAATACCAGAGCCAATTTTTCGAGCTATGGTTGTCAAGTTTCCAACTTTAGATTTTGACTTCGAGTCAGAAGAAGAACAAGGCTGGGGAGCTACTTACACTTCATCTGATGGAGACCCAGAGTCACGCTCTTTGATTTTGACAAAAGAGTGGGACATACCACAAAGTCACGCCGACTATGTGGCACTAGAAAAAGAAGACCAGTGTGTCTGCTCTTGGACTGATGATGATGAAGACCTTTACTCTGATTGCCCGAGAGCGTCGCAAACTTTTGATGTAGTTGTAAATCAAGTAATCCAAGTTATTGCCAAAGACGCAGAGTCAGCTTGGGAAACTGCTAACAAGTTGCTAGAAGATTTCGCAAAATCAGTTAGCACAAGTGGCGTAGTTGTTTCTGATGAGGGAAGAACTTGGGTTGAGAAAAACAACGAGCGTGTGTATCCTAAACTCAGTTAGCCAGAAAGGGGCAGACAATGACTGAATACCAAGCGTGTTACAGGGTGGAACACGATGACGTATTGCTTCCAATTATTTTTGTCAGTAAGAAAGACGCAATAAATTATGTTCGTCAAATTGGACTTATTGGTTGCTATCTATACAGAGAAAGTCAGTCAGGAGTTGGCGATTACAAAATCGCTATTTGAGCCAACCCTACAAGGGAAACACCTGAGCCAAGTGTCTAAACTGGCTCACTACTTTTCTCCGAGGTGTATCCACTTTTTTATTGTCCCCCAAAAAGAGGATAAAACTTTTCACGAAGCTACTTGACAGAGGGGCGTTTATGTGATGTAATTTCGGGGTAACAAAAGTTACAGACACGAATCGAAAGGGGTAAGTCATTATGACTTCCGCAACAGCAGTATCACCAAAGATTGTAGGCAAGGCACTATACCTAGAGTTAGTTGCTAATCCAGAGCTATCAGAGGATAGAGCTAGAAGTGCGTTGGGCTGGCAACACAGAGGCACACAGCAGGTTATTATTTTCCCTCAGTATCAAGACGATACAGGTAAGATTCACGACCCAATTATTATGCGTAGGATTGTTTCTAGTCACACGCCCAAAGCACAATGGGAAATAAACAGAGTGAGCGAAAAGCCAAAGCCACTAACAAAAGAGCTGATAGCTTCCTCAACAAATAGTTATGTGATGTTGGATACCTACTATAAGGCAGACTGGGATTCACTAACAGAAGTAGAGAAGCACGAATCCCGAAAGTTGGGTATGGAGATTATTCTCCGAGAGTTGCTTGTAAGTTCTGCTTCCACAGGTGAAGTAGATGAAAATGGAAACTCGATTTACAAGGGCGTTGTAGCGTGGGCGGTTCGTGATAACAAACCTATCGTTGTCGAATTGACAGACGAGGATTATCGTGACCTAATTCACAATCGCAAAACTCCACAAGCAGTTATTCGCCGAATCAACAAGGTTCGTGACACGCTTGACAAGTTCCCCGACAAGCTGGCATAATCAAGACAGATACGACACGAAAGGGTAAAAACTTATGTATCTCTCAAAACAAAAACTAGATGTAACTCCAAGTATTGCTACTTTGGATTACGACAAGCTAATCGAGCAGGTTGCGACTTGTGTTACAGGTTCGTCTGCTGGCGTTACTACTTCCGTCTTAGACGACTTGCTAACCCCTGCTGGTAGAGCAAGCACTAGAGCTAAGGCTGGAACAAAAACTACTACCCCTAAGATAGAATCAACTACTACAACCACAGCGAGCGAAACAGATAAGGTCGAAATAGTTATGGAAAGTGCCGAAACCCTAGAGGGTGCGGAATCATACGAAAGACCAAATGGCGAGCTTTACTATGGGCGTAAGTGGGGCGACAATACAGATGTCGAGGTTTTACGAAAAGCCAGAGAAGCAGGTAAGTATGTAATGCTTTATGGAGTTCCTGGAACTGGTAAGACAGCTATGGTCGAGGCTTCATTTCCAAATGAGCTTTACACGATTCTCGGTTCTGGCGATACAGAAGTTGCCGACCTAGTTGGTTCTTATGTTCAGACACCTAGCGGAAACTATGAGTGGATTGACGGAGTTTTAGTCAAGTCTGCTATCGAGGGCAAAGTTCTACTGATTGACGAAATTGGTTTGATTGACCCAAAGGTTCTTTCGATTGTCTATGGACTAATGGACGGACGACAGGAAATTACAATTTCTCAGAATCCAGAGCGAGGCACTATCAAAGCTAAAGAGGGTTTTTATGTTGTTTCGGCAACTAACCCAAATGTAGCTGGCGTTCGTTTGAGCGAGGCACTACTTTCCCGATTCACGATTCAGGTCGAAATGACTACTGATTGGAACTTGGCAAGAAAGCTAGGCGTTCCACAAACAGCGGTTGTAGCTTCACAGAATCTCGCAAAGAAAATGGAAAATGGTGAAACAAGTTGGTCGCCTCAAATGCGAGAGCTACTAGCTTTCCGCGACCTATCCAAGTTGTTTGGAACAAAGTGGGCAGTCCAAAATCTACTCGCCTCAGCACCAGAGATTGACAGACCAATCGTGGCTGATGTGTTTAGCAGGGTATTCGGAGAGCCGATAGTTCCTGCCAAGATTTAGTGAGTATTCGTGTCCTCACTAAAGGGGTGGGGAAACGCAAAGACTTTTCATTACTTTAGACTTGCGTTTCCCTAC